CATTATTAAGTGGATTTTAATTCAATTTCTACAAATGATGGAGATATAATAGTTACCTGCCTGTTACCATCAATAAAATCGATAAGAGCTTTTTGATCTTCTGTTTTGGATAAAATACTTCCATGAATATTTACTATGTCGATTGGTGATGCACCAGCTTTCATTTCCTCAAAAAGTGCAATGCCGATTCCTTCATAGCCAAATACAAGCACACATGAAGGGTTATGCACACCTGAATTTTTGCTTACAACTATCTGGCAAAATCGAGAAGTATAATCAGTGCCTTTGTAGGTTTTTAATGACTTTGAAAGTGAGTCACTATTTAGTGCATTTATTGCCCCGATGATTGTCTTATTATTTGTCTCCAATTTCGAGATCACAGCCGTTGCCATTTTATCAACTACATAATCCCAAAACTTGCTCATCAGTCCGCGCTTATTCGCTCTCGCAGTTGCGTCATACAGCATTACTTCGTCATTATCCGCTAACGTATCTTTTGATGTGTATTCAGTCCATTTTGGCATGTGGTTGCCCTCCTTTAATTCAGTTGATTTTTATTGATATAGTCTTCAATCGCCTTAATGTTTGCCGAAAGCCCATCGTCAAAAATGAGAAAATTTCCTTTCTCGTTCTGGCTCAAAACCTTTCCACTTTCGGTATCAATTGTTGAGTAGGTAAAGGCGATTCTATCGCCCTCTCCTGTTGACAGTTTCATAAATGATGTAAGCTTTTTAATCACGCTCATAATAATTCTCCTTCCATTTCTTGTATAATTTTTTCACGTTCTTCGAACATTACATTTTCAAGGTTGACTGTCTCAAAATTCACTTCTCGGTCTTCTTTTCCGGCATTGAAACGGATATACTCTTTGTTCTTCTGTTTAGCTTTTAGTTCCCATGCAAACCGAAGTCCTGGGGTTCCCTTGACAACAAAATAGGTATCTGACTTTTCAGATACCCAAGACTGCCCTTCTCCCTCATTTTGAAGGAATACATAGTATTCAATTTCTGTTTCTGTAGATTCCTGGAATATATCATCAATTGAGATGATTGCCATTCCGTCTTTCCCAATTATTCCACCTCCAAAATCTCCAAGAGTTGGGGTTGGGGTTTCATAACAATAGAATAGTTGGTTGCCGTAGTTTTCGGTTTTGGCTATAACGGATTTAGTTCCTGTGACGGAGAAGTTTCCAACTACTTTCACCTCTTCATTAAATTGAGTTCTTCCCAAATAATGTTTTGCTCCAGATGTCCATCCGTTTTTAGAGGTTGTATCTCCCAGAACTAAAGTCAATGACGCAGGTGTGCTCGATTGCACCCCATTTCCAGAGTATTTCACGAAATCGCCTGTTGAATTTTGTGAAAGTAAACTAGGAGGATTGTATTCATTTCCTGCGAATATATCTAATGTATTGCCAGACAGTGTTCTTTTTATTCTGTCACTACTGATAATAAAACCTGCAATTGTTGCTCCAACTGCTGCAAGTTCCTGCACGGACATTTTTTCTGCCGTGACCGCTTTTGCGTTTAATTTTTCAGTGGTAACAGCACCAGCCTTCAAAGCGTCAGCAGCTATACTTAGTGCTTTAATAAATTGTCCATTTACATAAAGGTTGTTATTATACATGTATATTCCTTGCTTTGCCCCATTATCTGTGAGCAAGTTCAATACATGTTCACTACTTACTGCCACAGTTACTTCCGGGCGATAAACTCCCAAAGTACCGCTTGTAAAACTGTTGAATCCACCGATTGTAAATAATTGATAATTTGAACTTATCGTTGTAACGTTTTGCAAAAATTCATATTTTTTCCACTCTGTAGTGACGCTTACATCTTGTGCTACTCTATTTAGCGACACTTTTATTTTCATGTTTTGAGTTGCTTTTAGCCAGACTGACACTTGATATGTTCCAGGCAATCGTACAACCTGGTTATTACTTCTCTTTGCGCTCAAATAGCAATCAGAGCCATTCGCTGTAATAGCAACTGCACCATCACGACTTTTATTAGGATTTATCACATCATAATTAATACTTCCGCTATAATCCCAATATGTTTCTACATCTGATTTTGTAAGAAGATACCCATTTAAAAGATTGTCCGTATCTTTTGGCAATGCATCAATCTTCTTTTGTGCTTCCTCACTAGCAATTTCTGAAATACTCTTATCTCCAAGTGCAAAACTGGAAGCTGCTATTGTTACTGCCCCGGTAGTTTTGTCAATGGCAAAAGTAGTCTTTCCATTACCATCAACAACCCTAATTCCTTTGGCTTGCACGTATTCTCCATTTACATAGACGTTTCCGTTTTCATCTAAATAAATTCCCTGTGCCTTGCCGCCATTTGTAAGTTTGTTGAAAATATCGGCTTGCGTCTGTCCATCGACAGCTATTTTTGCTGAGCTATTAGCAATCTCATTGACTGTTTTTCCTTGTAAGGAAAAAGTTTTTGGAGCTAAAATGACGTTTCCCTTGCTGTCGATTTCTAAGGTAACATTCTTGCTATCATCAATGACTTTTAGCCCTCTACCGTTAATTCTCTCACCGGCAAGCAATCCAGCTAAAATGTATTTTGCATTGATAAATACTTTTCCGTCTTGAATGTAGATTCCCTGTTCCGCTCCACCTTTTGTGAGTTTATTGAACACTTCATCCTGTCCGAGACTGGTATCGTAATTGTCAATTGCATTTTTGATATCATCTTTGTCTGCATACTTGAAATCAATCCAATCATTATCGTTAAATGCACCATCAAGGCGGTTTACTTGTGTGACTTTGAGTGAAGCTTTTCCATCACTATCCGTAGTCATCCATAAATCTCCGGAATAATACGGTGGCGTTGGCTGAACCGTGTAAACAGAAGATTTTCCATCCACTTTATCTAAAAGTGCATCTGGAATTGATTGTGGCTTCCATACACCAGATTTGTATATCCATTGCGTGTTATCAGAAGTATTGTGCCAAAGGTCACCCTCGTGCTCTACTTTCTCGGTCTCCCACACTAGAACAATTTCATTTCCACTGGTGTCCAAAATCTTGTTTCCGCTTGCATCAAGCCAAGGCTGTTCCTCTGTTTTTGTCCACTTCAAAGACGGGTCGCTTGATTGGTACCAAGTTTCAATCTTGCCATCAATCTGTGTTTTAAGATTGCTAATCGTGTCTTTGAAAACACCATCCAAGAAAGTATTGAAAGTAGAATCGTCTGTATACTTTGAAGCTTTTTCCCAATCCTCATCTGAATAAGAACCGCTTGCTCTGGCAACTTTACATCTCATCAAATCACCGTTAGAGCCTTGTGTCCATAAGTCTCCAATGTCATAAGTCGGCTCTGGCTGGACTACGAATACACGCCGCTTATGATCTGCTGTGTCCTGTGCTTTTTCTGCGGCGGCAAGTGCTAACGTGATATCGGTATCTTGTACCAATTGCCATTTCCAAGTTGCCCCGTCTTGCATAAAACGGTATGCATATCCCTTGGATTTCCAGTAAAATAAGTCACCCTCATGCTTCTTTCGTTCTTCGTTTGTAGTCCATCCAGAAGCCGGGATATTCTGTAAGGTTGGTTCATAGTCATAAAAAAAAGTCTCAATCTGTCCATCGATTTGAGACTGTAAATTATTAATATCAGTTGTGTATGTATTGCTTATAAAATTATTTACTTCTGTTTCTGCTTTTTCCTTTGCAATTACATTAACATCTTTTCCCTTGATTTGTACAGAATCTGCATTGATAATAACCCTTCCTGTTGTTACATCAACGAGGAAAGTTGTATTTCCGTCTTTGTCAATTGCTTTAATAGTTCCTGTATTAATCCAGTCAGCATTAACACCTGTAGCAGTAAGGATTCTGGCAATCACATCACCATCAACAGTCATACCACCATTCCAATGTTGTCCACCATCTGTGGATACAGCCCACGCTTCCGCAGTCATTTTCCATATAATGTCAGAATCGGATAACTGCGGCTTATTATGAAGATAATAGATGTTACTTCCGTCCGTCTGTGTTTCTACTGTCGTGTATGCTCCAGAAGATTCAGCAAGGCGTTGTGATAATTCTTCCAGTGCTTTTTCCCTGGCGGTACGTTCATCTCTTAAATTCTTATTATTTTCTGCCTGTATTTGTTGATTAAGACTATATTGTTTCTGCTTATTCCTGGATGCACTCTTAGCACTGCATTCAAGTTGCTCAAATGCGCCTGGATTCAAAGTAACAGAAGTTAGGTAGCTCTTATACTGTTTTCCGTTTCTATCGGAAATCGCAATGGTGTCACCAGCTTCCCATGCAATATTTGTTAAAGCACCAGTAGAAAACGGTCTGAATTTCATTCCAACACATCTGTCTGAAATAATCTTGCAGATTGCTTCTCCTGTTCCCTCTTGAATTAGCTTATTATCACTTATTTCGATAACGTAGCCAGATTTCCCCGACTGATATGTTTTCGCTTCATTTTTAGAAGAATTTTCAACGTATTCTGTAACTTTTATACCTGTTATTTCAAGATCATACAGCCACGGAGTAAATCCGTTTGTTTGAATTGCTGTAATCCCAGTCTGCATGATAGTAATGATTTGTTCACCAGTGGTATCTAATATGTCGTTACCTTCTACATCTTTCCATGGAGTTTCCACCAAATCATAAAAATTATCCGGGACTTCATTTTTGTACCAGTCAATGCATAATCTGCCGTATGCATCTGTTTTCGCCCACTGACAGCCCATTTGTGCTGCCCATGCAATTACCTGTCGAAAAGTAATACTGCTATCATCTGGTCGATTCTGAATTACGAAATCATCGTTATCAAACCTTGTAGATTGTAATGTAACGCCGCAGGCCTCACAAGCATCCTGGATGATCTGTAATCTTGTTGCCGGATAAGTCAGCTTACTTTCTGAATAATCACGATCAAATAATCGCATTGAATCTTCGCAGGTTAGGCTGATAATTGCAGTGCTTTGATATGGCGCATCTGTTACTGTCATGGTACAGATACGGATTTTTTCAATACCAGTAGATAATTCAAGCCCAATATGGCAAACAACCCTTGCTCCGTCCCAAATGTAATCTGTGTACTTGCCAGAAAAGTTGTTGATCTGCAAAGTTAGTTTATTTATAATAGCTGCGCCAATATCAAAGGAACCATTTTGTGATACTGCATCCTCAAACTTGAAGCCATTAGACCATAAGTCTTTGTCGGTAATGGATAATGTGCTTCCGTCCGTAAAGGTAAAATCTGCATATTTCAGATAGTTACGGTTCCCACTATTCTGTTGTTCTTTAAATTCCGTTGATAAATTTCGCATATCTTACCTCTCGATAAAGTCAAAACTAAGTCCTTCCATGCGCTCATTGCCAACCCACCAGCACTTAAAAGGTGATTCCCTGTCCCCAACATAAAATGTTCTGGTTTCGTGCTTATTTGCGGATAACAGGTCTGGATATGTGACCTGTATGTACTCTGGGTTTACCGCCTGTATAATTTTGCAAGCAGTGTCCCAGTCTGGGCCATTCCAGCCTACAGAAAGCTTTCGTTTCTGCCCAACTCTATTTTTATGCATGGTCGTATCGTCTGTTCTGCCGGATTCTGATGCCGATATATCCTGTAACCCCCATGTAAAAGAAGAAGGACAAGGCAATGCTACCCCATCCACTTTTAAAAATACTTCTGCCATATGCAAACCCTCAGAAAGGGGGATATATCCCCCTTAATTTATTTAAAGCTTCGTACTATAAAGAGAAAATTCAAAAATTTGTCCTCATTTTTTGCAACAAAAAAGCGCCTACCCCGAAAGGTAAACGCTTTAAAATTTGCTTATTATGATTTTGTATTATAGCATAGGTGGTTGGTATCATTCAGTATATTTTGGTATCATTCATGGTTTTCATATTCAACCATTGTCTTAACCACGCCGTAAAGCATATTGATATTTTTCTCTTTTGTGATTTTTTCAATCAGTTCTAAAATCTCTTCCTTACGTGTCATTCCATAATTCCTCCCAATGCTCTAATCAATTTCTGTTTACGGTTATACTTCAAAATTTCGGAAATCTGCCCCATCATATCATCCATTGTCATGTTGCTCTTCATGCTGTTACAACGCTTACACGCCAGTTGCAGATTCTTAATATCATTGGTGCCGCCACGAGACAACGGCATAATGTGGTCGATTGTCATTTTCTTAAATTTGACTGGCTTACCGCATATCGCACATTTTCCGTTGCATTTGGCGTACACGCTCTTTTTCTGAAAGTCATTGAACTGGATTCTATTTGCCATACGATCACGCTTTCTGCTCCATAGATTCAAGAGCCTTAAATTTCTGTCTTGCTTTATTGGCATAATCGCTCAAAATCAACAGTTTCATTGTCATAAATTGCTTGTTATATGCAAAGAAAAATCTTTTCTCTTCGTCCATCTCTTCTGTGCTGTTAAATCCATACTGTTCCATGAAATCATCCACAAGAAACTTGATTTTATCAATACTGTCCTCTACTTCGAACATTGTGTTTTCTCTATCCATATTTTCTGTCATTTTATTTTCCTCCTGTGTAATCCGCGTATCCTGTTAAAACATTCTTTCCTGTGCGTTCTCGTTGTCAATCAGTTCTTCCAGATAAATCGGTGGCTTATAATCTTCAACCAATTTTACCGCTTTCTCGCACTGTTTCCGTTTGATTGCCTTATATGTAGTCACGCCAAACTGTCGGCGCACCTCATTGTGAATATCTCTGTACAGTTTCGCTCTCAGAGAGCCATTTTTATAGGCATTGCTGGACTTTCCGCCCAAGACCTTTGTTCCTTTTGATTTCACGGCATTTGTCACCTTGTCCATCTCTACGCCAAGAAGCGGTAAATCCTGTTTGAAATCTTCCAATTCCTGTTTCACGGTGTCAACTTTCTGCTCTACCTGGGTTACTCGCTTGTCTACTACGATAACTGCCTGTAATTCTTTGGAGATTCCAGAAAGAACTGGATAATCATAGGTTCCCGTCTTTCTAATGGATGGGAGTACTTCTTTTGTAACCCACGACTTAAATTTCTTTGCGGATTCTAACTTGCTTCCGAAAATAAGGGCGTAAAGACCGGATTCGTTGATTACCGTTACATCTCTTTTCTGACCTGCAATCGTGATTTGCGATGTCAGCTTATCGTCAAAGTCTACATGCTTTCCGATAGCATCCGCAGTATTTTTATATCCAAGTGCCGTTGCTACATCTTTTCCAGCAAACCAAGGCTCTCCGTCAATCATAGTTGTTCTGATATTTCCAAATTCTGGATTATTAAAAATCTGTAATTCGTTCATATAGAAAATCCCTCCAATTCAAGAAAAAATAGTTGACCCATGGAGGTATATTGTAGTAATATTTACATATACCTTTTTGGTGTGGGTATCCGTCAACTTTCCTAGGGCTAGCGGATACCCATTTTCAGTTATTCTCCGATTTCTTCGTCAATCTTTTCGTTTAGCCATGCGGTCTTTGTCTGACCTTTTTCTTTCAGTTTTTTATCCAATGCTTCGAGTTTTTCTCGTTTCACTGAAACACTAAACTGTCCGATAGTTTCACGACGCTTTTTAAAGTATTCGGAGCCATCTTTTCTAGCAACCACAAAATCACCTCTCTTTTAGTTGCTAGCAATATAATATAATAGTTGCTAGCAAAAGTCAACTAGATTTTCTATATTTTTGGAAATTTTATTTTTCCTCCTGTGTATCCCTGTAAAAATCTAATTAAAAGAATCTCTGCTGTGCATTTTCTGTATCAATCTCATTCTTCAAGAAAACTGGCGGTTTGTATTCTCCAATAATCTTGACTGCCTGTTCCACCTGGCTTCTCTTGATTGCCTTATAGCTTTTTACCTGGAACTGGTAGCGCAGGTTGGAATGAATGTTACTGTAAACCTTCTGACGAATGGAACGGCTATTGTAAGCATTTGATTCCTTACCGCCAAGTACCAGTGTTCCTTTTCTCTTTACGGCTTCCGTGATTTTCTCCGCTTCAATCGGGAGAATCGGTAAATCCATTTTCAAAGTCTCAAACTCTGTCTGAATATCGTCAATCCGCTTATTCAGTTCTACGTTTCCCTGTGCTAGAAGCTGAATCTGTTCGGGAATAGTCATTGGTACTGGGTGGCGAACCGTTTCTTTTAATTTGTCCTCTACTTTGAGAAAATATTGTCTGGCTTGTTCACCTTTGGCGCTCTTTGACTGCATAGAAAGTTTCTTTGCAAAGCTGGCAGAGAGTTTATAATCTTCTCTTTGAATAACGCCACCTGTCGGTGTCTCCTCCTCAAGGAAGAGTCGCAAATAATCCTCATTTTCGGTTGCGAAATCATTTTCTGCAATGTTTCTCTTACACCATCTAGCAAAATTTTGTGGCGCTAACTCAAGAAAAGCATATAACTTTCTGGCAGTAGTCATACCCTCTTCATCAATACCAAGTGCAATCTCAATAGGTGTCTGGTTAGATGTGTTAATAATATCGTTCATAAAATATACCTCCACAAAAATAAAAGTGTTTGCCAAAAGAGGTATACAGTGTTATAATTTGTATACCATATTATTGGTTGGGTATCCGCTGACTTTCCTAGGGTAAACGGATACCCGTATTCAGTTATTTCAATTCTTCATAGACCTTTCTTATACCCTCTCTGATAATTTCAGATTTTTTCTTTCCAGTCTTTTCACAACAATATTCCAACATTGCAATATCATCTTCTGACAATCTTACTCTTGTATTCAGAATCTTAGGGTCATCTGTAGGTCTGCCTTTTCGTGGACTCATGTTTTCACCTCTTTTCTTTTGTATCCACAAATATATAATAATATATGTATCCACAAAAGTCAATATCATTTTCTATTTTTTTAAAATCTTTGCTATTAAAAATAATAGTAGAAATTTATTGACATTTAACTAAAAATTCTATAATATAATAATGCAATCAAAAACAATAGCATTGTGAAAGGAGATAAAGTATGCTAGTACGAAATAAAAAACAAGTGCAAAAATCTTTTAGAATTGACGAAGATGTTGAAAGAGATTTAGGTCTACTGTCACAGATCACAGGAAGAAGCCAAAATGAATTGGCGAATGTTGCACTTGAAGAACTGCTGCAAGATAACAGTATTCATTTTCTAAATATTGTAATATTGGAGCATTATGAAAGTGAAGTTGAAAATGCGGATGAAATAGCACCTTTTATATTGGGAGGACTAGAAGTTCAGTTTGCCCCTGTTGACGGAACAAGTGAAATTGAAATTACAAGCATTGTTAGGGACGGAGAAAAAGAACTGGATAAGTATACAAAGAGAATAGATGAATGCAACGGTAATGAACTTGAAAATTATCTTATGTCTTTAAGTATGTATATAGATGTAAAGGCAGAAGATACTGTACAGTATTTGAAAGATAGAACGGATTATAGAGATTATGTAAAAGTAAGAAACAAATAAAAATAAGAGATTCCGTACCGACCAAAGTTAAGAATCTCTTAAATACTTCTGCCACCAAATAGGAGACTATATAAAGTATAACACTATATGCCTCCTGTTTGCAAATAAAAAATTAAAATTTTACAGGAGGATTTTTATATATGAACGAAATCACAATTAACACATCTAACCAGACACCTATTGAGATTGCACTTGGCATTGATGAAGAGGGTATGACTACTGCCAGAAAGTTATATGCCTTTTTAGAATTGGATTCTAGCAATTATTCAAGATGGTGCAAGAGCAACATTACAGGAAATGAATTTGCAGAGGAAAACGTTGATTATTGGGCATTCGTCATTAATGACGAATGGGGAGGGCAGGCTACTAAGGACTACAAAATTACTGCTCATTTTGCAAAGAAGTTATCGGTAAAAGGTAATAGCGAAAAAGCAGAAGAAGCTAGAGAATATTTTACTAGACTTGAAGAAAAGGTAAAGCAACAAGTAATTGATTATTCTAAATTGTCCCCCGAACTGCAAATGTTCAATCAGATTTTCCAACAAGTAGCTAAGACCGAACTGGAACAGAAAAAACTTGCGGAACGTGCCGACCAACAAGAGAAGAACATGAAAACCATCATTGATACTTTCAAGGGGATGGATTCCGATGTTGGCACAGAGAAGTGGGTGAACCGATGTATTTCAAAGATTGCCGAGAGCGACAATTTCTCTTACTCATTCGGAAACAAATATGCCGCCGCCAGAAATGAAAGCTACCGCAGACTGACAGACAGAGCTGGTTGCCGATTAGATCAGAAACTTAGAAATGCGATTTCCAGAGCTGAGGAAAGAGGTTGCACAAAAGAGCTGATTAATCAGATTAATAAACTGTCCGTAATCATGCAAGATAAGCGACTGAAAGAAATTTACATTGGTGTGATTAAAGAAATGATGATTGCATATAGAGTAGAAATTGCATGATTGCCGTAGAGCCAAGAAGTCTTGGCTCTATTTTTATAACAGCAAAAAGGCTAGAGATTTCTCCCTAGCCTAATTTTATCAGTTAATGTATTCAACATCTATGCTTGGCAATGTTACTTGTTTCCCAAGAAGTGTTGTAGAATTTAATGTTCCGCTACAAGTTCCGTATACGGTTATCCAATCTCCTTCTAGGTAATGTGTTTCGCCATCCTCATAGCTATATGAACAATCCCATTTATTACCGTTTCCGTCAACAATATACAACGTATATCCACCGAATATTCCTTCTAATGACTGATCTATTGTTCCAGAGACAATACAATGTTTTTTATCGTAACTGTCAGGGTTTCTCAATATATCATTATAGTCCAATGTTTGGCAAAGTGCCTTGTATTCGTCCTCTGAAACTTCTTTTGAATTAGCAACTTCTTCTGTCACTACAAAATACTGTGATAAACTATCATCTGAAGCATCCTTTTTATAGCTTTTAGCTTCATCACCTTTTGCAAATACCATACAATTCTCTAAATTTATGGAATCTCCCATAAATCCCCATGAATCTACATTTGATACTGTTCCAAGAATAGCAACCACATCATCATCTTTAAGACCGCTTTCATATTTTGCATACAATTTACTATCAGATACATTAAAATTACTCATCATGTATTTATCACCAATAGTAACTTGCACCTTATTGTCTTTAATCTCACTTATTGTTGCTACAGTATAAATTTTAGCTCCGCTCATATTGACTGCATATTTATATAAATCGCTGTCAGTGATATAAGAATATTCACCAGAATTAAATGTTTGTAATTCATCATCAAAAGTAATTGGAGCCACATTCTGTTTTTTCTCTTCTACTGTAGGAGTTGCTTTTCTTTCGTAACTACTGGATTTTTCCGTCTGTGTTTTGGATGTATCTGCTGTTTTCTCTGTTTTAGATGAATACCAGCCAATTAGAATAAACACAAGGCAGATAAAGCCAAAATAGTTTGCGCATCCCCCTTTTTTCTTGGTAGCTGTCGGCTGTGTTGTGTACTGTGGTTTTGGTGCAGAATATGTTTTAGGTTTTTCGATATTCTCAATAGTTGTTCTGGCCTTGTTTGCTTCGCCCCTGTCGCAATTATCCATTACACTCTTGTCTAACATATACCATTCAACAACATATTGTTTTTTGAAGTACCGCTCCGCAATCTCTGTTGTAAATTCTTTTGCCTGTTCATATGCGGAAGAACCTGTTGATAAGCAAATTTTGAAAGGCTTTGCGTATTTCGGAATTGAAAAAGCAACTTTCAACTGTACTCTCCCTAAATCGTCTGGTTCTTCCTTATCATAATTCAATACAAAATCCATAGGATTTGCTTCAAGTAACAAATTTCCTTTGTAGTAAACCTCAATATTCGCTTTTGAAGCCTTGATTCTCATAGAATCCAACATCTCAATGTCGTATTCCTTTTGCTTCTGTGGCGGTTCCTGTGTTACATTTCCCTGTGTTATCGGGAATCCACAGTTCGGGCAACTTGCCGCTTTATCACTTATTTCCTTGCCGCATTCTGGACATTTAATCAGTGCCATAAATATCCCCCTCCTTAGTATGATACCCATATTGTACCACCTTGGGACGTATTCTGGAAGCCCTATTTCGCTTTTCTATCAATTTCCGCAGTTACAGCAAACAAAAGAGCTTCGGCAAATTTTGCTCCGACCGAATCGGAGTATTTATCGTGAATCTGGCTTGCTTCCATGGTGAGATTTTCCCACTGTGGAATATCATCCTTTGAGATAAAGGCATACTTCTTGTGGAGGTTCCATATTTCCTGCCAGATGGAAAAGTAAGTCTGCTTGAAATCCATTATACGTACACCACTCCATGATATTTCTCGAGCCTATATTTCTGTTTCACATTTGGATATTTTTCACGATCTACCTCACTGTAAAACATATTTTTCGGTCTGGCGTATAATTGCTTACTGCCATACAGGGCTTTGTATATCACTAGGTCTTCTCCTGTTTCCGTATGCCTAGCAAAACCGACAATCTCATACAGGTATTCATTATCATGCGGATTCTCGATGGTTTCTCTCTTAAAGTGCTGCACGATATCTCCTGGTTCAAATAATGGTCTGTTCATTTTCTTTGTTTCCTTTCTCCACAATTAATTAATTTCTTTTATCAAAATTCAATTTTCTTGGATTTAGCCTATATTTTATCGGATGAGAAGTTTTGAAACGGATTTGGTTATTTTATCGCAGCAATTCTTTGTCAATAATCTGGAAGTTCGCCCTGTGGATATAAAGAGCTTTTCCGTCAATCATTAACTTTGTCATTTTAGGTAGATCGTCCGGGATTTTCCAGAACACCTCGTCACCAGAATATGCGGCTATCGGCTGTCCAAGTTGAGATTTGATTACTACAACCCTGGATTTCCCGAAATAATTTTTATAATAATTCACAATCCCGGCTATGTATGTGTTATCTGAAATCTTCCCAGTTGAATGGCTAATTATATCTTCCTGTGTGAAATCAACCTCTGGCTTCAATCCTTTTTGTTCAAAAATACAAGTATCGCCACAACTTTCAATTTCTTTGCCATCAATCAGAATTGTAATGACGGAAGATACATCGTAGCTGGTTGTTTCATTTCCCTCACTATCGTAGCCCTTGGATTTGGTTTTATTCCCGGCAATGTTGATCTTGTCCCCAGTGGTAGTCATAACCTTTTGACCGTAGTTGTCGTAGGTATAGATTGTGTAGCTGTTACCAGAAAGATTTCCTTTCACGTCATTCATGTAATCGTCATTCGCTGCACAGCCTGTTAGCCCTGTGATAACGCAAATACAGATAATGGTTGCCAGTAGTGCTTTGATTCTTTTCATAATGTGTCCTCCCTGTCCTCAATTTTCATTAACAAATTTTTCCGTATGTAGCCAGACATGAAATGCGAATAATGGTGATCCGTGTACTCACTGAATGAAGTGCCGAAATATTCATCAATCACTTTCATGTATGTTTCAATCTCAACATTCTGGAAATAATCTGGATTTGGCCCGAAACCAAACTTGTCCAGGATATTGTCCAAAGCGTCTTGATTAATTTTTATGTGCGGTTTTCTGGTTCGTTCTTCGTACCTCTTGAAGAAATACTTTGATACTACCAGGAAGCGGTTGGTTGTATATGGGCTTGTCGTATATCCCAATTCTTCAATACGCACTGCAACCTGGTTCTTGAATGCAGACCAATTAAAAGATTTACGGTCTATTGGAGTATACTGGATGCTTTCTTCTGTCAACATATTTTTGATATGTTGAGAATTGAACCACTCGTTAGAGTGGTATGCATTTTTCTCTTCTTTTAACTCCGTAGGAGATGTAGTATCTGATATAGTATTTTCTGAATGATAATTTTTGTTAGTATTCTCTGGTAATGCTTCACCCGAACTGTCTTTGTGCATTTCGTCATTTTGTCTATGCCTTTCGTCATTCTGTCCAGATGCACATTGGCTATTTGTCTTTGGGTTTTCCTTTACTATACCATTTAATATGTTTTCAAGAACATCTTCATTGATGGAATACCATTTTGTACGGTCTCTTTGGTCTTTATTATAATTTCCAGTGATAACAATTCCGGAAGAAATTAAACTTTTAAAAGCTCTTTCTATAGTTTTTGTAGACCACCATGGGAAATTATTCTTTTGCCATTCTTCCATCGTGTTAAAAGTCCAATATCTTCCATCATAATAATTTCTTTGCAATTTTTCATTTATTTCAAGCCAGTAATAAATTTGGCGTAAAACAATGGCTTCATTTAGCCCTAATTTTACTGCTAAATCTGGTTTGATGATAACGCTTTCTTTGCTGGATAAAAAAAGATCTGATAATTTACCTTTCATATTAGATAACCTCCTTGTTGGTCATAGGCACTCTCCGTATTGTGCCAGAATCCTTGATTTATAAAAACAGTGGACAGGCGTATCAAGGTTTACGCTTTTCGGTGGCCAACCTAGTCCACTGATTTTACCGAATTATTTTTCAAGAGTTACGTAACCGAGTTTTTCTAACTCATTTATCGCATTATCAATAACATTTATTTCTTCTTTTGAAAGATCATATAATTCCTTTACATTAAAATTATCTTTGTCAACGCTCATCATCAAAGCGTATATTCCTTTTGCTTCAAGGGAAATATTTCTATTATGAAGCACCTCTTTACTTACTACGCAATAATTTTTATATGACATTGTAGTTTCCTCCCATAATTTAAGCAACTTCCAAGTAATCAATATCCTTGAACCTTTCCAGACCTCATTTTAAATGCGGGCTGTCTAAAAATTCAAAATTTATGCCGCAATTTTATTAAGAAAGCCTTCTATTTCTTCGTAATTCCATCCATTGCATATTAATGCACCAGCAATTTCAGTTAATTGTTTTATTTTTAGATTTTGCTCATCAGATAAATAAAATCTAAAACTTGTAAATTTCTTTGGTTTGTATTTTTTTATAAGGCCTTCCGTGTTTCCGCCTAATACAATTTGATATATTAAGTCGGAGTATATATTTGGCTCGTCAATCCCTTCTATAGCTTTTGTGAATTTTTCTATTTCTTCGTTCTCTATTGATGGTTCTATATGTTTTTCATCGGATAAGCCAATAAAATCAAATATTTTCTTTTCAATCCTTAGAGCATTTTCTTTTACAGAGTGAACATATTCCTTTTGAATTGAACACATTTCTTCTTCAGAAATATATTCGCCTATCTTATGTATGGTTTCATCAATTAAATTCAAATCAACAAAAGAAAACCACTCTCCACCAATTCTGTATTTCTGAAAAACTCTATGAAGTTGATTTTCTACAAAATATGGATTTTTCAAATAATTACTTTCGTAAATTACTTCTGAAAAAGGAAAGCCACAGGATACCTGCTCAAGTCTTCTTTTAACGCAATGGCTTGTCCCTATTTTGTATTTTTCTTCATGCTTAAAAACATAAATCTTTTTAAATTTTTCTATCAAGTTGTTTCCTCCCCCCAAAAAATAAAAAAGAGCCGCCAAGTAAGATAAAAATTCCTCAAAATCGAGAAATATTAATTTCTTCTTAGCGGCTCAAAAATCAAGACCGTGTGTACTTCTTCATTGAGAAAATTATATCACACAATCAGTCAAAAATCAATATGCCGGGGATGGATTGAAACGGCTATCTGTATCATTCTGTGCTTTTGTTACTGCTTTTGCAATCTCGCTTCCGTCCAGAATAATGCTGTTCATAATGTACTGCGGATTCTTGTTTCCGCTGTTCATACTCATTGCCATTGCAACTCCCTGGGCTACTGCTTTTGTCATTTCTTCTTTTGTAAGTCCCATACTTCCGTCAGAACTGGAAACAATGCTGTCTGCAATCTTCTTCATGGTTCGTGGATTTTCCAGAGGAAGAACGGCTTCGGAACCAGCTTCACCGATACCAATTACCTGTGCGCCATTGAAAAGACCACCTTTGGCGTACCAATCAACACTAGAGTTCCATCTCCATTTGTGGGTATTACCCTCTTGCCAGTTAGTATAATTCATTTGCAAATGTGGAGTTTTTATATCAACAGATTCTATTCCACGTTTAAAATCATTCATCGCATTTAGCCCAACAGAATAGAGTCCCGAAAAATTTCCATTAATAGTTTTTCTGATTGAAGAAAAAACTCTTGCAACAGACGACATATTATTTTCGGCATAAGTAAGCATTTTTCCAGTTTCCGTGTCAACTTTACCAGAAGCCTTTTCCCAAATCTGGTTTGTATTGATAAGAACGGAAGACCAATAGCTTTGAATGGTGGTCATAACCTTACCCATTATATCTTTGGTATCGGTATCCATGGTTCCGAGAGCTGTCGATACAGCACTTGCGGAATTTCCCCAATTTGTTTTAGAATTGGTTTCAACATCATCATTCGTGTTCTTTATCTTCGCCCAAATAGAAGGCATTGTGCTTTCTGTGCTTTTTTTCATTCCAGCCATTGCCGTGCTTACGGCGGTATTGGCGAGACCAAAGCCAGTTTTCGTATTTCTATTTACAGAACTGGAAGCATTAGAAACAGCTGTGGTAACAGTTCCCATAGAAGTTTTTGCAGAAGTAGCCATTCCACTGAAAGAATTCTTTGCATTTGTTTCCATTGTAATAACTGCATCTGGAAATTCAGTTTTGAGCATTTCATCAAATTCATCAAGCGGTACTCCCATATCTTTAAGGGAATTATAAATCAAATCGAATGCATCTTTGGAATTTGACAATGTTCCTTTACTTTCATCTAACTGCTCCCAAACAGTTTTATAGCTTCCTCCAAAATCATCTGATTTCAAGCTCAATTGATATAACACATCTTTTAAGTCACTGATTTTGATTTTGGATGTGTCAATCTTGCCATCAGTCTCAGACATTCCATTCCCAAGAGCCACGACTTTATTAGTCATATCTTCCAAAAATCCAGATGATACACCTGCTTGTGCACCGTATTGTTCGAGAATCGTTTTTGCGTCTTTAGTAGATACGCCAAATTCACCAAGTTTTTGAATAAAACTATCGTACATTTCAGAATTTGTTTTTCCGGCGCTCTCATCCGTTTCAATCAGCTTCCATAGCTCTTCTGCCTGATCTTGTGTTATTTTGTGTGCGCTCTCCATCGCACCAGTGTAATCATGGAGATAACCACCTGTTTGTGATAGAATTCCATTTCCACCTTGCGCAGCTTCTGTGATACTTGCAATTCCTCTGGCAAGTTTAACAGATAATGCCGTTGCGACAACTACAATCCCGGCTGTTCCAAATATAGAGCCAAGTTTTGAAGAAAATGAAGATAATCCACCTGTAGTCGCCGTTTCCGCTGCATCTCCAACTCCCTTTATTGCTTCACTTGCTGCACTTGTACCATTTCCTATCACATCCGCAAGTTTATCTGCAATTAGTTCTGCATTTTTCTTTTCAGCTATTTTTCCTGCAATATGTCCCACAAGTGAACCAACAAGAGTTCCAATACCTGTGATGTTTGCTATTTTTACTGCAATAAAGGCTTTTCCAAGAATATCAACAAGACTTCCAACAAGCGGATGGTTTTCTTTTATTCCGTCCACTAATCCGTTAAATGCATCTGATAAACCACCAAGAATCAAATCAGCTGCGGTACTAAGGATTTCACCCCATGGTAATTCACCAAGAAATGTTCCAACTCCTTGTCCGAACTCATAGAAAGTGTCTTTCGTTAGAGAATCTTTTAATGCAGTGCACAAGTGAGAAATAAAATCTCCAAGAGCCTGTCCGTTCTCTTTCCAATTTGTGTCTTTGATGAATTTAGCGATTCCATCTCTTATCTTTGTTGCGAGATCATCCCAATTAAATGTTTCTGTAAATGATTTTAAGCTTTCGAACGCTCCGTTTAATAAACCAGAAAGTGCATCTGCAATTGTGTTCATGTCTATCTTTTTTATTGCACCATTTAAGGCTTTTCCAATAGCAGTGCCAAGCTTACCCCATCCAGTAATTCCAGCACCATCTTTTTTAGACATATCCTTTACAAAGCCAGAAAGCATTTTCCAAGATGCCATAAAACTGTTTCCTATTAAGTTTCCAAGACCTGTCCAGTCAATTTCCTTTATAGCTCCTTTTAAAAGTTGAGACAGTTTTGCCCCTATTCCAGAAAAATCTATTCCTCCATCTCCAAGCAACAGGTTTAGAGTATTTACTGCTGTGTTAATTCCAGCTCCAAGCAATCTTCCCATTAAGTCAAAATCTATGCCGCTAACCATGGAATTGAATGCCGTGGTAAATGCATTTACAAATTCGGTTATTTTCGGGCCAACATTATTCCAATTAATAACTTCGTATATTTTTTGCATTCCGACATTTATCATGTCTGCAATAGTGGAGCCTAGCCCCTGCCAGTCTTTATTGATAAATGCTTTTCTGATTTTAGCAGCCCATTTATTAATTGGTGTTTCGTCAACAGTCAAAACTTCATCCAGTGAATCTTGTATTCCAGCAAAACTATCTGCCAAATCTCCAAGCCCAGATCCAAGACTTTTAGATGCAGTTCCAGAATTATCGGAATTATCGGCAAGCTGATTTAATTGGTCGAATGGTAATACAGAAAGTGCCTTTTTTAGTTTCTTAGCAGATGATGTGGCATCATCAAGCCCGGAAGAAGCGTCATCACCAGCTGTTTCTATACCTCCTAAATTAGATACAACATCACTAACACCAGTCTGTGAACCTTTAAGCTTCTTTCCCATCAAAACATACATAAAGTTGCGGAATACATTTGCAGCTTGCATAAGCTTTGACATGAGAGCATTAAGTGCTTGAATAGCAGGAAGAATACCAGCAATCAAACCTTGCCCGATTACTGCGGAAAGCGACTGGAAATTCAGAGTGAGTAAACGAACCTGGTTCGCCCAGGTGCCAGATGTTCTAGCGAAATCTCCTTGCACATCTCCTGTAACTGACATTAAATAGTTGTATCGAAGAGCAACTTTTTCAGCTTGAGACATTGCATTATAAGATGTTGTTATTCCCCTTGAAAGGGCATAAGCCTCCATATTTGCAACGGATAAATTAATGCCCAATTGTCTTAAAGGCTCAATTTCCCCGGAAATTCCAGCTCGTATTTTCTGAAAAGCAGTATCGGTATCAATGTTGTAAAATGATGCAATATCCCCGGCTAATCCAGCAAGAGAAATTGACATTTTAGAAGCTGCATCTTGCGCAACACCAGATGATTTCATCATTGCCATCATGGTTCCAGAATATTGCTTTGCTGCCAATTCTGATAATCCAAATTGTTCTTTGGCCGTAGAAGCAAATTTGTAGGCTTCATCTGCCATGCTTCCAAAGGAAACATCTACAACATTTTCGATTTCTGTAATATCAGAGCCAAAACCAATTGCACTTTTCCCTAAATTTGCCAGACCACGAATAGCCTTAAAACCGATAGCAGTTTTGAGCAAATTTCCGAGATTAAAAGAAGCAGTTTTAACTCCAGAGCTACTATTCCCGAGATGCTGAAACCATCCAATAATACTTTTTATCCCAGTTCCAATTTTAGAAGAAGTTTTGCTAACAATGTTTCCAAGGTTAGATGTTGCAGATGACAATTTAGAAAACGCACTGGATATAGAATTTGTAGCGGAATTCACTTTACCGCCAGAATTTGCCAACTTTGCTAGTGCTTCCGTCATGCGGATTGTGTTATCACTGATTTTAGGTGCAGTTTTCATCACGTCAAAGAAAGATAATACTTCCTTTGCTAGTGTTCCAAGTTGGCTTGACGTTTGTCCGATTTTATTTCCAGAGCTTGCCAATTGTGCAATAGACTGAACTAACCTATTTACAGGTTCAGATATATCGCCAACGCTCGTAAAACTCTCTACGATTGATTTAAGATTTCTTCCAAGCCCAGGTAATTCAGCGGATACATTTGCAATATATTCACCGGAATTGGCTAATCTAGCCATTGAATTAACAAAACGATTAACGCCGGAAGATACATCTGGAATCTCTGCCAAATTGCTTAATTGATGGATTATTTCTCCGAGTTTCCAAGAATCAAATCCACTAACATCAACCTGGCTAAGCCTGTTTATTGAGTTGATAACTGCATTCAGACCAGAGCCTTTATAATCTACTCCACCCATTGTCTTTATGGAATTTGAGAATTTTCCAATTCCAACAGCAATGCTTGTCATTTTCCCTATATCAAGTTCTTTTAGTTTTCCAAGTTCCCTTACACAACTACGTAATCCGTTTGTATTAACTCCGCTTAATGCGGAATTAACTTCTGTGAGTTTATTTGAAAGATTAGTCAGCGCACGTACTGCTTTTTCTGTACTACTGCTAATTTGTATATCAAGGGTATCAATGGTATTGTCAGCCATAAAAACACCTCCTTTTAATCAAAAAAATAAGGGCAGACAAGACTTTTTATTCATCTTGTCCGCCCTTTTCATGGTTAAGCTCAAAGTTTGCCTGCATGAGTTGCAAGCTTGCCAAAAGTGCGTTTCTCTGTTTTTTCTTTTCTTCTTCGGAAAGTATACCTTCCTGTTTACGCTTTTCTTCCTCTGCTGATTCGAGCAAAGGTTTCTTCAAATACTCTGCCTTGGATTTTTTTCCCATTAAAGCATTTGCAACAGCTGTGAATGTGGCTGATGTTTCATAAATGCCCGCTTGCCAAAGCTCAGTGTCTTTTCTCTTTTGCCGTATCTTTTCAGCTTCGAGATAAGGCTTTAACTCTGTTGGAGTAGAATCCATAAATTCTTCTTTAGATACACCAATAGAGAGGTATAAAGGAAGAATCTCTTGGTAAACAACTTCTCGAAAAGTTAATTTTTCTTTTTGTGATCCTGTGGGAGCTTCGTTGCATTCTTCTCTACTGCCTGTGCTTCTGCTACTGCATTCAGCAGACCGGATAAAAAACCATTTTTCTCCAATTCTTTATCAAGAAGTTGGTATAAATCAAATCCGCTTTTAGGATTTTCCTCGGTTCCTTCATCTTCGTAATCATCCAAAAGGTCACAGACTTTATCAAGAACAGCTTTTTTTTCAGAATCACTTTCATACCCAAACTCATCCTTGTGCTTCTTTTGAAGTCCGGCAAGAAGCAGTTCCGGAAGAAGAGAAATCATCTTCTGAAGGCTTCTCTCTTTTCCGTCTGTAATTCCCTGTACCTTGTCCAGCACATCTGTTTTTGTAAGAAGTCCATATCCAAATACAACCTTATACTCTTTTCCGTGTACATTAAAAGTTACCATTTTATAATCCTCCCGACATGTTTTTTAGTTAAGTGTCATTGCACCTGTGGAATCTGCTACTGCTTTTGCGGTATCTAAAGCCTGCGTAAGTTCGTCAGAAACAACTTTTGTATCAAGGCCTTTATACTCTTGAATAATGAGGGACAGCGGAATTGTTGCTGCTTCATTCTGTCCAATATCAGACAATGGAATATTTTTTCCAGGGTCTGCGATAACAAAGAATGCATCAGCGAGGTCTGGAAATACAACTTCAAACCAAACTCTAAATCCTTTTGACTTTCCTGTTGCCGCATCAGTCATAAGCTTCTTTAGTGCCGTGATAACATCAGCGTTAAGATTGAAGGTTACATCCCAAGTACCACCAGTATCCTGTCTACCGGACGCATACTGTGTAATGAAGTCTTCGAGTGCGGATACGTCAATCTGCTCTGTGTCAAGAGAAATTCCACCGATGGAACTACATCTTTTTAACCATGTGAATGCAGTTGGCTTTGTTCCTTTAGCGGTTTCAACACCGTAATGAAAAGTTACGCCAAGTGTTGTTAAATCTGCCATTTTGATAGGCTCCTTTCTTTAATTCAAGTTTTATGCACGTAACCCTGTGCCGGGAGATAGCGGATCACCGCCTTTCTACTCTTCTTTTCCAGACTGCTTAATAAGCTGATTTACATAAGTACTTAATCCAGCAACGATAATTCCTTGTGTAATTGCAGTAAACAGCGCCATTGCAACTTCCTGTGAACCGGAAACTGTAGATGTTGCAAAAACATAAAGACCGCAAATTAACATGCCGAGAATTCCTAAAATCATCGGAATAAATTTGTCAGAAATATTTTCTGATTTTTTAATCATTACCCCGATAAAATAAAGAACTACAACGACAATAAGTAACTCTGGCTTTACATAACTTAAAATCTGATCCATAATCTCACCTCGCTTTCGTTTTAAGCATAAAAAAAGAACGTCTATACGTTCATTGGTTTCAAAGTAATTTTCCTGTATATATCCGGCTGTATCGACTCACAAGCTTTTTGATTCCACTGTCACCAAAAAACATAGGTTCCGGGCCATATGTACGACGGAACCCCATGTTCACCATAGCTTTGTGACTTATCTTGTCTAATTCATACACTCTGGTTAGTGCTTTACTCCCGGATGTGAAACAATTTACTTGAAATGATGGCATTGTTGCGCATTCATCCCCTTCAAGATCACCTCTCGTAATTGGATTTCCAAGCATATAAAGCTGTGCATATGCCTTTTTGCCAGAAGCATTTGTTTCGCTTCCGTCCATGGAATAATTGTCTGCGCCAGTAACCTTAGAAACAGCCGCTCCCCATTTTGAAAAAACTTCCAGTACAGGAGATTCTATTGTGTCTGGCATATCTGTCACCTCACAATAAAAAATGCGCCCACTTTTATAGTGAACGCATTGCATTTTATGCTACAATTTAACACTGTAATGATAACATAATTGGTTGGTATCATTCAGTATATTATAGTATCTTCTTTAGGAAGAGAACACCTCTTTAGCAATTTTACGAACGGCAATAATAATGGCCTGTTTTGCGTGATACATAGGCATATACGCTCTATTTCCATATGAATGGTGCGGCCGTCCGCTTTCATCTGTGTACCACCAGCCGTTTGGATTGTCCCAGTCTGATTTTTCTTTTTTGGAAGGATATGTTCCCATTCCGTAAGAACTTCCGCTAGATAAAGGATAATCATTTGTACCGTATGTTATTCCTGCTGAAAATTCAATGAACAACACTTTTTCACCAGATAGTCTAACAGAAGCCCCGACTATATTTCCGTTTTGATCGTTGATGATTTCTGTATAGTAAGAACCTTTTTCTTCATCCGGGATTGACTCCATGGTCGTTTGAATAACATCCAACCCGATTTCAGCCAATCGTTTTACAAAAATCTCATTTTTCCTCTGTAGCTCATTTTGGTAAGCTTTTAATTTGTTGATGGCATTCTGGATTGATTTCTGCGATAAGGTACACTTTATTGTCTTACCCATCTTCATTCCCTCTCTTAGAAATTCCGTATCTGGCAATATTGCCTTTTTGTGTGTCTAAAATCTTCTTTAGTGTGTAGTCTGGCAATACTGTGGGCTCTCCATTTTCATCCAAAATAAGGTTTCCATTCTCGTTTATTTGTGGGATTCTATCTATCCAAAATATATCTGCTTCCTGTGGATGGAAATTTCGATTAAAGCTTGTAATGTACCTGTCGTAATCTGGCACTATTCCGGCTGCAATTTCTTCTGGTGTTCCGGCTGTGGATGATACGGAAAAAGAGTATAGAACTGGTTTCTCGTAAACTTTAATACGGTCTAATCCTTGTGTTTTTTCAGTAATTCGTGACCAATATACTTTTTGCTTTTGACGGACTAATCCTCTCATATTTCCCCTCTTTCTTAAATTTGGTTGCTTAACTAAAGCACCCTTTAGTTAATTAGTTTATGCAAAAAAGCTCCTTGCTTTATGGACGCTTTATAATCATTTAAGATAAGCTGGTCTGTTAAGTATTTACTAGCATAGTCTCTAGCAGATAACACTTCAATCTCTCCTTTTTTGACTTTTTGTGCGATATACTCAATAAATTTTTTGAAATTAGATTCTGACAAGTCAGATGTATCACTCATGTTGTGAGCATAAAAGCAAACCCCGCATTTATTTAATATAGCCTTTTCAACGTATGCTTTACAGTTGTCTATACTTGCATTTGTTAGGTAGTTAGCGCCCGTTCTATATTGTGTCCTTGACCTTATATAATTCTCACCAGCAATAAAGCAACGTTGCATTAAAAATCCTAGTTCTTTACAAGCTTCAGTAATATATTCCGCACTATTGTTATCTGGTGTATTGTACATCACAGGATTAAAAATTCCCATATTTTCTTTTTGTTTTAACCCAGCGTTAATTGCATCTTTCCAACTGTCTTTTGTATCTCCTCTATCTCCAATAGTACCATATAACGCCCAGTCCCATCCATTTTCTAGCATTTCATCAAATTGGCTTCTTGTTAGTCCATCAGATATATTGTAATCACTTGTTTGAGTATCAAGACAAAATGTTGCATTTAATCCAAGTGGTTTCATTATTTGGTATTTTTGCCAACTATCTGAATACCAGTCAAATGAAAATATTACAAAAGGTTTTTCAAACTCAGAATATAATATAAATGGTAACTTATTAAAATAAAGGTTATAATGGGATTCTACTATTTTTACTCTGTCACTTTCTGACATGTTGTAATAATCTAATGGGGTTTCTGTCAAATCAAAAAAGCCGATTTTATAAAATCCAGCATTAAATTCTGCATATCCCACACCTTTAATTTCAGTAGACTTTTTAAAAATATACACATCACCATTTTTTGAAAACTCGCACACAATAAATTTGTAACCACTGTCTTTTAATACAAGTTTAAATGATGTTGGAATATTCAAAATGTTTATTTTACCAATAGAAGCCGCATTTGTAATATTAGAAATTGTTCCATCATCATTAATACCTTGCTGTTCCCAAGGAACACCAAAATTCCCGATTTTTGTGTAACCGTTAGGCAAAGCTTTATCTAAATCTTCCTTTAGCGAACCAATAGCTTCTCCCGTTGCTTTTGCTTCTGCAATCCCACCTTCTATAGTCAATGTAGTGTCTGGCTGTGATACACTCTGGATGTCCTTAATAGCTTGTTCTTTTGCGGAATTTACATTTTGAACAGCTTCCGCAGATGTGTTTTTAGTAAGCTCCAAAAGCTGATTTATAACATCTTTTTCTTCCTGTCCTATCTGTGGTTGATCAATCTCGATACCCTCTAGCACTGGTACTTCCGCTATTGTGGTATTCCATTCAACACTAATATTTGAATCGGAATCCGTTTTAACAGCGCAAACAATAAAACGTACCGTTCCCATATACCTTGCTGCATTTCTTCCAATCAACCAAGAAAAAGTTACATTTTCGCCATCTACAGCTACATCATCGCAAATGTATTGGTCTTTGATAGAAACATTAAAATCCACACTGCTTACGTTTTCGAAGTTAATTCTGACTGAAAATTTGGATAAATCAAGATTATCTCCTACAATTTTGGGACATGAAAATTTAATACGTTCTGCATTCTTGTCAGATTGTACTCCACCAACTACGATTGTAGAGGGCACGAAAATAGCCCTTGTCTTATCGTCAATTGTGCATATATCGGATTCTTCAGAAAGAAAATTAACATCTTCTTTTGCGCTCATAAGTAAATCAAGTGCTGTTGCCATGTTCTACCCCCTCTGCGATACTTTGGTTTTACCAGTAGTTATAATGTATTTTCCGTTATCTTTCACTCCGGTGACAGATACAGAAAAATAATCCCAAGTAAGGGCTTCTGGCGGGATTTCACATTGATTGTTTTTCAGTATTACTGGGTATTCTCTTTCCATTCTCCAAAATGAAGCAGCTGTTTTACATCCGTTCCACTCTGGTGAAAAGATAAACAATGCTTTAAGATATCCAGTCGTGTTCTTTACCAGTCCAGAGAAATCACACTTGGGATCTGGATAAATTCTTTGATTATTTACAATAAATCTTAATACTCTCATGCAATCATCCTTTCTGCTCCAACAGGGGCTACATATGTGAATTGGTTTCCCAAAATATCTCTGGCTGTGCCAATCACGAAATGGCTGTAGTCTGCCAGAATATTGCATACAAATTCCTCTGCATCTACCCAATACCTTTTTTCAACCATACGGTGAAGCTCTGGCAGTAAACCATAGCTGAACATTACACAATGTCCTAACTCATGGATGAATACGCGATTTAGAAGTTCGCCATGCAGGTTGTTTGCAATCGAAATTGTCATTGTGGAGTAATCAGATACAGCAAGTGTCCTATGCCCTGTACGGTCAATCAAAACATTATCATTGGGAGAAACAAAGCGCACTCTCCATAAGTCCCCATTCATATAGAATTGTCTTAGCATGGTTTATCACCATCCTTTCTACGAAAAAAGCCCCTGCCGCATTAATTTGCGACAAGGACTTAATTCATTTATTGCTCTAGTTCATCTGCTGTACAAGTCTGGTCAGGTCAGTTTTCATTGACTGTCTGAGCGTTGCATCTGCATCTGACCACATTTCCGTGAGATTACGGATAATGTCAGACGTATACTCCTTCATGGAATCATCCATTTTTCTTTTGGATTCCGTATCTTTGGAATCATGATAGTGCCTACGATTCTCATCGTATCTATCATAGGATTCGCCATATCTGGATTTCTTCCAATTCATATTCATACCATCATTTTCCATATCACTACGATCTGGATGATATCCCATGCGGTACATATTGCTCTCAAACTCTGGATTGTTTAAATACTCATCCATCCAGTCATCATCCTGCATATACAGATACGGTCTATATCCTTTTCTGGTTCCCCTACCTTTTGGAGCGAAACGCCCATTTGAATAGCGGTAACGGTCATATCCCATGCGTCCAAGATACTTTTCTTCCTGTTCGCATTCGTCCATAGCTTCTACGATTCTGTAATCCTTATCAGCGCAAATCGCACATTTTACTACTTCCATGCAGTCTTTCAGATCGTCCCAGTCTTGAGCACTGAGATTATCAAAGCCATGTGTTTTGGCTTTTTCCATAGCCCATTTTCCCATTTCCATTGCAACTTTATGCATTACAGTGCCCCCTTTCTAACAGCCTGCGTAACAGGTGCTTCTGTCGTTGGGGCTGTACCATTAATTGCTTTCAAATTGTTGCTCGGACTACAAGCCGGATTTCCTAACATCTTGAATACTCCGCCAGTTGCACTTGTAGCTACTCTGGTTGCGTACTTCGTTCTGGTTCTTATTCCACAAGCCGTAATCTGTGCACAGCAACGATTTTCTAGCGGATACAAAGTTGTTCCTGTTCCTATCTGAAACATTACCGGAGCAGTAATTGTAGTGGCTTCTGGTATACTTTGTGCAACAACAATACAATATTTCTCTCCATTGTTGTAACTGCCTGCTGGGAGTGTGATTACAAGATTACCTCCTGTAAACGCAACAGCTTGGCTTATTACAAGACGGTTGCAGAGCTTACAAACATTTTTACAACTCATATTTCTACCTCTCAATCAAAATAAGAGGTGAGCCGTAACCCACCTCTTAGAATTTAGTCAACCTCTAAGGGTGAGTTACTTAGCAACAACCGTTACCATATGTATTACATCCTGCGTATGCATATGGAGCTGGAACCTGAAATGCAGGAATCGGAGCCGGGTTGATTGCATTGATTAATCTCTGAGCCTGTGCGTACATCTCTGTTGTAAGCAATGCGGACTGACGATCCTGAGACGCAGCACGTTTCAGATCAGAGTTCTCTGCCTGTAATGTTGCAATCTTATCGTTAGTCAAGAAGTCAAGGATTGCTCTTGTGTTGCTGTTCTGGTTTTCCAGAAGATCTCTGGTATTGTTGTTCATTGTGTTCTGGAGAGCACAAGTGTTGGTAGCAAGGTTATAATTGATGCCTTGGATTGCTTCTCTTGTTTCGCAGCAACAGTTTGCTAACTGAGACTGTAATGCGTTGGTATTCTGCATACCGGCTACAGTATCAGCATTGATTGCCTGCTGAACGCCGTTGAAGCCTTGAAGCATTCCGACATTCATACCATTAAAGCCACTCTGCATGGTATTGTTAAGAGAATATGTGCTGTCACAGATACCCTGCTGAATACCTCTGATACCATTCTGAATATCATTAAGGGCGAATTCCTCATTAATATCTGAACGGGTAGCCCATCCTTGGAAGCCGGAACCATTTGTACCATTGCCACCCCAGCCACCAAAGCCGCCGAAACCGCCCCAGCCAAAGATAAGCAATATTATAATCCACCATGCCCAGCCACCGCCAAAGCCATAGCCTTCATCTGCACGGTTATTAGAGCCGCTTAATACAGCGACATCGCTTGCTGATAATCCACCATTCATCATAGCGATTACCTCCTTATTGATTTTTGTAATTTATACAAAATCAAAAGACCGCGGCTCTTTTAATTATTGTAGCGAATTTATTTTATTCCAAACTGGTTCTTAACCTGCGACAGTATATCGTCTGGATTAATATTTCTTTCTTTACAAAGATTTCTTGCAAGTTTTTCAATTCCTGCATTATCACCTTTTTCCATCATGTTAATTGCATTGTCAATTACAGGATTATTTCCAGATTGCTGTTTCATCATATTGATTATGGCTTGTTGAGGATTCCCTCCACCACGTATCATCTGCATAAGTTGCATTGGATTCATCATCTCTGTTTACCTCCATTCTGCTTGGGTTCCGGTGTTACCGACATTTGTGTCGGGAACATACTCTTTATTTCGGAAATCTCAGAACAAACATCGTTCCGAAGTTGATTAAACATAGCTTCTATGTCAATCGGTTTTTCTTCTGCCTTTGGTTGCTGTTGTTCTTCCGGATTTATAAGTCGATAAACAAAAATTCTACTTCTTCCATCTGCCTGTAATTGTTTTCTATATATTTCTGTTCCATCTGTTTTTGGATAATAAACAGGATTTCCGGACATATCTACATCTTTTGCCTTTACAGTATCAATGCCATCAACCATCTGCCCTTGTAACATGGGGATTTGTGGTACTTGTGGCATTTGTTGTATTGGCTGTTGAATCTGTGCCTGTCCGTATGGCATTGCCTGCTGATAACTATTCTGTAATTGTGCTAATCTATCTTGATACGGCTGTATTTGTTGAAATGGTTGCGCAAAATACGGATTACCATACTGCATATCTCAAACCTCCCTTGTTTTTATAACTATATTTTACAATAATAAGAGGTTGATTAACACGCCACGATAACGCCATAAATACGCCATTTTCTATTAATACAAAGAAAAGCCCCGACAATACATCGGGGCAACTTTCATAATTTTCTTTTTTAATTTTCTGTTTATGCGGTCTACGGTTCTTGTGCTGTAGCCCATGATTTCTGAAGCTTCTGCAAGTGTTTTTTCTTCGTAAACACGCAATCTGAATAACTCTTTTTCTCTGGAATCAAATCCAGCTTCACGCAAATAGAAGATTCTTTCATCTTCCGAAAAGTCTTTATAATCATCCATTCCACTGTCCTCCCTGTAGTGGAATCAATATTTACACCGGGAAAATGCCTTTTAGGGCAAAGCCTAAAACAATACCAATTATGCCAGTTATGACATAAGCAATTATTTTGTCCTGTAACTTTCCTGGCTTTTCCATGAGTGATTTTAAATTGTCGTTCATTTCGTCAACTGTATCCTTAATGTGTCCCAGGTCATTGTTATATAAAGCAATTTTCTGTTCCAGCGCATTGATACGTTCAAAAAAAACTCCATCCCTTTTGGAATGCTTTTCTTTCATCTCATGGACGGCACTTTCCAATTCTTTTAAGCGGTGTTCGTTGACGCACTCGTGTTCACATCCCATCGCTATTCCTTTCCATCACTCCCATTTTTTAGATATTGCTTCTACCCACCTACTTTGAAGCACCCCTGCGATACGTGGGAGGATTGACGTATCACGCACACACCATCTTAGAATCCGATAAATGGAAAAACTCCATGATTTACATAGATTTCAGTTTCGGAATCCCAGCTTCTATTCACAGAGGATTCGGAATGTGATCCTTGAAACTCAGCTCCCTGCTTTACTAGAAAGAAAAGAGCCAAATCAAATATGCAGTCATAGCATTTCTCCATATCGGAATTTATTTTCTCATCACTGTAAGATGAAGGATAATTCCTTTTCTTCTTAAATGAACGAATAGCCCTCTTTACTGAAAGAGGAATCATCCTCGCAGTTTCTTCATCATCTTCAAGATAATTTGTCAAATCCTCTATAAGCTGTTCGTCCATTTAATCACCTACCTTTGCTGAGATAAAATCTCTGATATTATTCCAGCCTTATTAGTTGCTGTCAGGGCATAGCCGTTATCACTTGCGAGTTGTCTTAACTGAGATACAGTCATATTAGACAACTCGCTTTCTGTATACTTATGTTTTGATTCATCATAAGCACTTACTACAGATGGTGACTGGCTGTTTTCATCGAGACTATGCCCGGTTATTCCCCCGCCTTGGTACCGATTACGATACCGCCGTTAGCTTTCGGTGCGACCGGAACGAACATGCCGGATGCTTTTGTCCATACTGCAACTGGGTCTGGTGTAGCCCACATGGAAAGAGTAACAAAGGAACGATTCTCTTCCTGAATGAACTGTCTGTATTCAAGTTCCTCAGGTGTCACACCCCAGAGACCAACACCGAAAGAACCGTTAGCATCTGCTTCATACAGAGTAAATACATCCTCTTTAAGGTATCTGGCTGTTTTCAGGGTTCCATCTGCTTTTCTGAAATTAAAGTTCTCATCACAACGATCAATTGTGATTCCATATTCCTGCATAAGCAGATTGGCAAGCTCCTGCTTTGTGAGAAGCCTTTTATTTGCAGCGCCCAGAACAGATGTCTGCATTGCAGTGTTGTTCCGCATGTAGTTAATCATTTTAAGAGAAGTAACAGCTTTGTTTACTACATAGCCATTGCCTTCTGCTACAGCTACCATTTTCTGGATATCGCCCATGATATCTGCATCTGGCTTAGACCAATCAGTAAGCGTTACTTTTGCACTTGCTGGAACGCCATAGTCAATTCCCATGTCAACATGGTTCTCTTTGATTGTTACAGCTCCAGTGGAAAGGAACTGTCCTTTCATAACATTTGCTCTTGTAACAACGCCCTCGAACAGTCTGGCTGCGTCATCAAATACAAAGTTTTTCAGTGCTTCATTATCCGGCACACCGTTTTCAATTGCCTGCCGTAAGTTTTCGGACTGATTGATTTTTCTCTTAATGAAGAGTTTTTCAGTCAGGACTTTTTCAAATCCAGGTCTTGTGCCGATTTCTGCTTCGCTATCAAGAGCATGGACGAATGCAACTTCCGGGAGATTCTGTCCAGCCATAAGTCTGTAATACTCTGCTTTCAGATACTGGGTTTTTGTATCTGGGAAAATGGTATCGAGGATACCTGGTCTTTTAACGCTGAAATTCTGAGAGAAATTAAGTCTTTCTTCTTGGGTAATTGATTCCAAAATATTAAATGGCATTTGTCATACCTCCTTAAAATACTGGGTCTTCTGTGACTACAAAAATAATTCCGGCTTTTTCAAGCTCTGTTTTTGCAGTAGTGTCAACTGTTACTGGAAGTCTCTTTTCAAGAACACGTCCTGCGACAATCACAGAAATTGGTCTCTTGGTATCATCTGTCATATCAACATCTTCAAATACAATGCCGATTGCGCCTGTCGCATTTGTTGGATATACGGAACCTGCTTTGATAATTTTCTTAGTTCCAACTGTTTCAGCATTTGTCTGGTCTGCTGTATAGGTTTTGAGTACAAGTCCGACCTCGGATTCAAGAATATTTGGAGTGGACTCATACTGCTCTGTTTTCATAAAAGCCATTATTTATATCTCCTTTACTTAAATATTTACAGGGGCGTTACCGTCCACTGATTTAGTTTCCTGGTTCTTTTTTGCCGAGTAAGCTTTTGCAAATTCAGCAGCATCACTTTTTACTGTAGCTTTCCCACCGCTACCACCGCCCGGATTCGGAGTGTTTTCCAATGCTTCCTTCTCCCAAGCTGCTTTTGCGGTATCAAGTGCTGTTTTATTTGCTTCGGAAACTCCCTTAACAAAAGTTTCGACTTCTTTCATTGCATCTTCTGGTTTCTCATACGGTGCAGATGCGTATGCTTTAATAGCACTCGCGTATGTTTCGGTTGAAAGTCCTGCATTTGCGAACATAGAAGTAATTTCACTGGTAAGGGCTTTTTTGTTGGATTCTGCAAGCGCAGCTTTCAAATCAGCTAACTCCTTATCCACTGCTTCCTTTTCTTTCTTGCGTTCAGCTTCTAGCCGTTCTGCTTCGGTCATGTTCTGCTTTTTCAACTCTTCCAACTCTTTTTCCAGGGAATCTGCTTTTTCAGCTTTTTCCTTCAGAGAAACATTTTTGTCTTTCTCTTTCTTAGTTTCAGCAGAAATAGAATCAAGAAGCTTAGAAACCTGTTCCTCGGAAGGTTCTGCAACTCCCATACCGATAAGTGCCTGTTTTGCCTGTTCTCTTGTCATTGAAATCTCCTTTCTTCCAGTCCAATACGCTTTTTCAACACGGTTCGCTCCGCACATGGTCTGTACCCGATTTACGCTCACGGGCTGTTGCAATTTATTTGATTTTGGGTATTAAAAAAGAAGCCTTAGATTTCTCTAAAACTCCTTAAATAATCGAAATTTGGTTCATTCTTCGTTAGATGGAGAATTTGCCATTGGTTCTGTTTTGGACGGATTTTGAAACTTTCCGTCAAGTAATTGCTGTGCTTTCTGCATTTCCGCTTCCGGGTCTGCCAGTTCCGGGTAAATAGTTCCCAGATACGGTAAACTCATTTCGTAGACTTTCTGCGGATCACTAAATAAACCGCAAGTAATCAGTGCAATAAGCGGATGAATTTTATTTTTGAACAGATAATCAAGTGCCTGTGCTTTTACAAGCATATTGTCTGTCGGGTTTCTGGTTATCTTTACATCGAAATCTCGCGTTGAGATATTAACATCATTTGATGTGCCGCGAATAATATTCAGAATGATTCTGGCAGATTCCTTTTCAGCTTCCTTGGTGAATGCTTCTACCAATTTTGCATCTCTCTCTGCGAAATCCCATCCATTACGAAGGTATACGGCATTTCCTGTATCTCCTCCGCTATTGCTTTGTCGGTTTGGCATTGCTTCCACAATCAGCATATTATTGTAGATATCATCCTTTGCAACCTGGCTCTCTGATTGATTCAATTCAGCGGTCATCAGTTCAACATCCGACTGACAGCCGTTTCCAGTATCTTTAACAGAGATAGCACCAAGTTTTACCATTTTCAAAAACTCGTTTTCGTCTACCTCGCAGTTCTTAAACTTCATAAAGGCTTGCACAAACTGTTCAACGCCATTTAATCTGTCAGACTGGTATTTGTTAATTGCATCAAATAATGTGATTGCAATTTCAACATCTGAAAGCCTGTCATGATTATTCGGGCATTCAACAATAGGAATTCCTCCAAAACCGTTGATGCCGTAGTTAGTTACTTTTCCATTCTTAATTTCAAAAAACTGGTTCTTTGAATAACATAAATAATATTGCTGTTCATCTTCATCTTTTAAAATCTGCACGGAAAGCATTGGTTTCCCATTTCTCTGTGAGTATACAATGTAACAATCACCTGGATACGGAATGAAAATTCTAAACGGTGGTAAATCTCCGTTTTTTGTCCAATCCTCTTCTTTCAGAATGGCCTTATAAGAAGTTCCTGTTGCACTTTGGTATATTGCCCTTTGGATGTTTCTTGCATCTGCATTGGCTTCATCCAGATAATCATTCAGCAAATCAACTTGCTCATTTATTTTTTTATCTGCATTTTTCTTTTTACATACATATTGGATTGGTTCCCCGCAAATCTGTCCAGCTTTAAACTTCACGGTTTCAAATGCGTGATTTTCAACCACTCTGTTATTAACTTCTGGACGGACTATTTTATTTCGGTACAATATTGGCTGATCGCCTTTCATGTACCGATACAAGTAATCAATCAATGTTCGATTTTTATTATGTATGCCAATTGTATCTGATACTACTTTTACTACATTTTGTGGAGTGATTCGGTCAACGCCTGTGTAGGCTACTTTTCTACCGAATTCACCTCGGCATAAATCTACAAAATTCATTGTATTTCTCACGAGCCGAACCATCCTTTCTGCAAAATAAAAAGCACTGGATGTTTTAATCCAATGCTCTACTTTATATTCTACACATATTAAAAGTATTTTTCAGTATACTTCGGTATCATCTTTCGAAACCTTTTATCTTTTTTATTTCTGCTATGGCTTTTAAATGCTTTTTTTTAATGTGAATCTCTGAATAACCCATCTCGTCTGCGATACGAACCAATGATTTGTACTCAACATAATGCTTAAATAGTATGTCGTATAGCAACGGGTCTTCAACCTGTTCTATAGTTCGAACTATTTCTTGTCTTTTTTGTAAAAATTCAGATATCATTTCTGAAATCTCTTCTCGCAGATCAAATATCTTTGCAATCATATCTCCCATCGGATCACGTTTTACAGAAGTTTGTACCTTTTCTCCAACAGGAATTGCAGATACACTTGTGGAAAGAGAACTGAGCTGTTCTTCTTCGATAAGCTTGTTTTTGATTCTGTTATCATAATTTTCAATCTGGCGTAAATATTGAGCTGTAGTCATCATACTCTATCTCCTTCCCCACATAAAATTTTTGGTTGCTTTTACTTCTGCAAATCTTTTGCCGGCAAGCGTTATTGCAAGCTGTGTAACTCCATCGGCGGCGTCATCATGTTCATTATCGCCAATATAGACGAATGTAGTTAATTCATCCATAGCCTTTTGATACTGTTTATCTTGATATTTCGGAGCCAAAAATATAAAATTTTGCTTAACATCCCCGGAATATTGATTTATTTTTTCTTTTTTTGCTTGTTTTGAAGGTGCTTTTGTACTTGTCGTGCTGCAAGCGTATTTATGTTCTTTCAAGCGTTCATTTACATAATAGGCATACATATCTCCACCATTATTTGCTTCAAAATTGATGGATTGAATATTATTTCCCATGATTCTTCCAACAACTAATGGCAATGTTCCTTCTTTTGGTGCTGTGCTAAAAATCCAGTCATAAATATACACATCTCCATTTTCGTATTCTGCGCCCACTGGCATTGATAAGCTATCGCCACCACCCCACGCAACATCGCAAGCAGAAACATTTTTAACAAATCCACCTTCTGGGAGAACGCCGTTATAATATCTTAATTCGTCAGCTGCAAACACAATTCCTTCACGTAAGAAGGGCTTTTGCTGATATTTGGCTTCCCATTCGTTAGCGTCTAACCTGGCTTTCATATCGACATAATATTTTGTTGAAAATCCAACGCCATACTCATAATCAAAATTCGATTTACCATCATCGTTCAAAGCTGGAATTTTTCTAAACCGATACATTGGATTATCCCGATTTAGCTTCTCAATTTTTCCAAGAGGGTCATATAAATTCCATCTGGTTCCAACCATAAGTTCTCTTGCACCATCAATCTTACGGTCAACCATCTTGTTCAGATATTCTTGATATGTATTTTCCAATCGGGTAGGGCTTAATGAATGTTGCCTATCTCTTACAAGGTCATCCACGTACAAATACCCATCGGAAGAAATGTCAACGGCACCTGTCCAAGTACCTTCAATACCACGGCAAGTCATTGTTGCAAATCGGTCTGGTTTGTCCAGGTTTATTTCAAAATCATCAGCACTCTGTTTTTGAAGTTTCGATTGCGGAAAAATTTCACTGTAGTTGTATTCCTGTGTATTAATGAGGTTAAGAAGTTCTCCGTAAAATCCTTTTGCCAGTTTTCCAGAATGACCACCCATGGCGCTATGACTATTCGGTCTTTTTCCCATTATCCATGACATAAAGAAAATACACACGGTGCTATTATGAGTAGGCTTTAATGTTTTTCCGACACAATAGATTCCATCTTCTACAGTTATGCAATTTCCCCCAATAGGATGTTCTATTTTCTCTATTTTCTTTATAGAAACCATTCTTTGCTTTGAAAATTCGTGCAACTGTTTTCTCTCTAACTGACACGGTATATACATTGTTGGGTTAAAAGAAACCACCCAATATGGCTTGTTTGCATATATTCCAGATGAACTCATACCGCTCTCATATCGAACTACTGTTGTCCTCCAACCGAATGAATTTACTAAAGATATAACTCCATCTCTAAGTGCTTCTTCATTGGTCGTGAATTGATATCTATGCTCTTTTTTATTTAAACTTCCATCTGTATCAAGTAACCCCGCCAGTAATTCTAACCTTTGATCTATGTCTGCAATCAAGTATTCATCTGGTATATGCTTTGGCACTCTTCTTCTGCTATGACACATACCATATTTTTTTAAATCCTGTCTCAAATATTTGAATCCGTAATATCTCACGCCAGTTGTTTTGTGCTTTGTGCCCCACGCAAGTTCATATCCATCATCAATTATTTTTTGAACTATAGCATAATCAGATTCTGCTCCACAAATATCTGGATTTTGATTTCTTCCGTCTCCAAGCCATGCTCCAAGTGCATAAGGTGATACCCATAAAGGCTTATGAAATCCACATATCATCTCTTTGTTCGGAATATAATATCTGGATCTTCCGTCTTTTTCTAATAATGTTTCACGTATTTCTTTTGTTTCTTTATTTATAATTCTTCTTTTATGTATGTCGAACACTCTCCACTCATGGTTTCCGTGGCAAACAATTTCTTCACCGTCAGAAAATGTAACTTTGTACTCCATATCACATGGATTATGAATTGCAAGAATTTTTTTAAATTCTCCATCAATACCAATAACTCTATCCAAAATAGTAAGTTCGCCATGCTTTTTCCACCCGTTATCGGTTAAAACAGGCGTGTCATATGATATTGCCTTGCCAACACGGCTTGGAAGCGATAAACCATAAAACTCTATTTTTCTTTCTTCCAAATCCTGTAAGTCTTGGGCTACCACATGTAGTGTTTTTCTTCGTGGAATATAAAATTTCTTGCTGTCCGGTCTATTTTTTTCCATATAAAGCAGGTAACTTTCAAATAAATGTGGCGCTTCCAATAACAAATACTGCCAGTAGATATCGTCAAAGTCACCACTACCAGTTAATGCAGCACACTTCTCTGCTATGTTATGTGAGTATTGACTTACTTTCATAGCCATTTTCCGTGCTTCTTGATTCTTATTGAAAGGAAGGTCAATATTCATATTTAAGAGCAAATCGAGGCAATCTTTTTGATTTTGATAGATTGTCATATCACTACTGATAATCTGATTTAGAACTGTCCGATACCATTCAAGCGAACCTTCTGTAATTTTTCCCATAAAAATAGAGCCAGACCTCCTTTCTTTTTAGGATTTAGTCTGGCTCTCATGTGGCTCTCTGACTGGTTTACTTATTATTCAGCATTCTCATCATCTGTCATGTCTCTTGTATCTACGATGGTAGAAGTGTTACCTCCTTGAATCTTTGGTACTTCACCATTCCATTTATCAATTTTCTGTTTTTCAATCAGTTCGGGAGTAAGAGATTCTGCGATTTTTCTATTTGCTTCTGCTTCAGCTTCTGCTTTAATCTTAATTGCTTCTGCTTTTCCTTCTGCATCAATCTTTGCCTGTTCTGCTTGAATAGATGCTTTCTCCTTTTCCTGTTCAGCGGCAATCAGTGCAACTTCTTTATCTTTATCAGCTTGTACTTTTGCTGTTTTAGCTTCAATGTTAGCAAGTTCTAATTCTTGCTGTGCATTTACCTTCTTTTGGATTGCAGCCTGTGTTTCATCATCGGTGGAAATGGAAGTAAAGTTTACTGTATCAATAATGATTCCGTATGGCTCAAACTTCTGCTTTAGATATTCGTCAAGTGCTTCATTCAGTTCCTGGCGTTTATCACCAAAAACATCTGTTACTGGATATTTCGCAGTTACTTCCTGCGTCCATGCTTTCATCTTAGGTTTAATAAAGGTATTCTTCACGGATTCCCCGGATTGACCTTTGAACTGAGTAAATACATCAGTTACTCTGCTCTGATCGAATTTATAAGAAAATTCAAGGTCAACTTGAAGTGATTTACCATCTGCTGTTGGTGTCTTGAAGCTTTCGTCTTTTGGAGAATCGCCCTTATCCTCAGATGTAAGATAAGACTGCTCGATTCCAACGGAATACAGTGAAGTTTTTACTGTTGGTGAAATCAAATGCCATCCCTGAGTAAGTACATTCTTAGAGATTCCTCCGTTCATTTTGTACTCTACCGCAATGTAGCCGGCCGGAACTCTCACACTGCACTTTGCAACACATATAAGCCCTGCAATGATTACAACAGCTAATCCAATTCCACCTAAAAGTCCTTTTTTCATTTATTATCCTCCTCTTTTTGACTTTCGTCTTTATTTAACTCATCAATAGCATTTCTGCCAATGTGGTTCAATAATTTACCTAGTGGCTGAAATAATTTGTAAAGCAGGAACCATACTACTGCCGCTCCGCATACCACTAGAAATATAAATACTGGGTTCATTCAATCACCTAACCTTCTGCAAATTTCAATAAAATCTGGCTTACTAAGTTCTTTCAGCTTGTTAGCATATTTTGGAAATTCATGTGTATATATCGGATGACCTAAAAGTTTTTCTGCGTATTCGTATGCAAGTTTTCGGTCATCCCCTGTAAGCATACAAATTCCTGTGTAGGTTTCAACTACTACCGCTTCTTGTTTTGTCATACATATCCTTTCTTGATAAAATCATCTTTTTAATTCCGTAAAAATATTTTCAATTACTTTCCATTCTGCGAATACTGCCATAAACAGTAATGGTACTGCAGAAAATCCCCAATGATTTTCAATCATCATTTGTATTGTAGCTATTAAATAATCTGCTACCCATTTGGATATTATGAAATTCGCAATTATCCAACATATTTTTCTGATTTTGTTCATTTGCTCACCATCTTTCTTTTTGATTTCAAGTATTTTCTGTATTTGCGACTGTATTTACGAAGAATTAAATCAAGCATAATGCTATTTGTCTGTTCTACGTTTTCTGACATAGTTGTGAGATATGGATAATCTTCTCTATCATCTACTAATGTCTTGAAGATCAAGTCTAAAGCAAACTGAGCACTGACAGGTGGGTCGCACAGTTCAAAGTCTTTATCCTTGTACCACTCATCAATCTTATTTTGGAATCCATCAAAGGATATTTCTTCGTTCCATATCATACATTCACCTCAAACTCTTTCTTGCAATTACTACCCTTACATTTCAGTTTCAAGTGCTGAATCTTCGTGTTTGGGCTAATCAGAAGCGCTTTCTTCTGGCAAAAAGGACAACAGGCGTATTTCGTTCCGTTAATATTCCGTATCAATGCCTGTCCATTCCACGGCTCGGGTGGGTTCATGTATTCAGAAAAATCTATCCCTTCGGATTCTAATGCTGATTTAATGCTCATTAAAAATCTCCTTAAATTTCTTCCTATTAAAACCATTGTATTGGTTTGCTCTACCACTGAGCTATGTTTCTTTTTTCATCATAAAACGCTAAACTAGATGATTTTTTTAGAATCCCCGACTACCACTCCTCACGGGCATTGGTCTTATCTCTCTAAAAAGTTTTTGCACAAGATCGCTAGTGAGTTGCGTCTATATGCCTGCACGAATGCACACAAACGCATCCGCATTTATGTGCAAGAACTAACAATAGCTATGCTAAAGTAAGATATCCTATCTACACCTGGTAGATGGAATTGCAGGAGACGGATTCGAACCGCCGTTCTCAAGGATATGAGCCTTGCGAGATTCCACTTCTCTATCCTGCCGGAACCCGGAAAAACCGGGTTAGCAATAGGTTTATCGTGTTATGCTTTCCACTATCTACAAGTTTTAGTGCTGTAGATTCACTGGATATTTTTATGCGTCTTTGAACGGCATCTCTTGAAAACTCCTTTTATTAACGTGCGCTGCGTTAATGTTTTTAACTCCGAGATATACCAGCCGGGAAATCAGATCCATTTAGGCTACGCCGTATCGCACCTATAAATTTACCTAATCCACACGCTCAACTGGAAGTTTTTTCCACCCATATTACGGATGAATGGCATTTAGAAGAAATGGAAGCTCTGGGATTCGGACCCAGGACTTACGGCTTATGAGGCCGTTGCTCTTACCGCTGAACTAAGCTTCCTGAGATACCAGAAATAAGCCCGCCATAGATTTATTTCTGGCACTGTTGCAGTTCTTGACCGCCAACCGCAACAAAGGTTTTCTGAAACGCTTTTAGATTTCAGAAGGTCTTCCGGGACATTTGAAGCCCCTTTAATCAGCCCCGTTGGGCTAGAAGACCGGAGTAAAAAGTGTTTCAAAAAGAACACTTGCGGAATTAGCAAAACCGCAAACTGGGCTAGCTGGATTCGAACCAGCGAATACAGCAGTCAAAGTGCTGTGCCTTTCCGCTTGGCAATAGCCCATCAACCCCGGCGCACCATTAAGACCGGGGAAGTCGTGATATTAAGCTAAACAAGTATATAAATTTTCCGCTCTTACCGATTACTCTTTTCCAGGATAGGAATTTTCTTTTCAAAATATTTAATAATTCCTGGCTTATTCATCAATAAGAGCTTCCGCTACTCTGGATGCCTCGACTTATCGCTTTCGTAGGCATTCCCGAGCCTACATGGATTAAGTCGAAGCAGCGCTTTTATGAATTTAACCCTTTCGATTAACTCAATCGGGATAATTCCAATTGGAATTGGTAAATACATTTGTCACCTCGCGCAAATTAAGAAAATATTCAGTGCAAAACATATTTCTAAACAAATACAGAATAAAATCTGTATTACGCTTGTCTTTCCTTCTTCGTCCAGTATAGCCAAAGTACCGGCAAGAACCAGAACGAAAAATGCAAGATTTACAGCTGTTCCGATTACATTAAGTGCATTCATTGTTTTTTTCCTCCCCGATTAAGAAGTCCAAAATTTTTTCTGCAATTTCTTCTTCTGGCTCAAATGGCATTCCACAGTAATTGTATGATTCTAAAGCCGATTTTAGGCTTGCTTTGAATCCATTGTAAATTTCTCCGTGTTGTAGCAGTTCGTGCCTTAAAACTGAAATTGCGTCAGTAATTGATTGAGAAGTGGCACTAATTTGTGCTAGGCACTCCATTTCAATATCTGGAACTTCCATCATTTCAAATTTAACCACGGGTATTCCATATACTGCCACATGGAAATCAACTGATCGTACATTCGGAACTTTATTCCCATCAATAAAACATTTTGTTCCACGCCAATCATAGGGGTTGGGGTTTGTGATCTTCACTATCGGCATCTTCGTACCCCTTTCTTTTAGTTTCACAGTAGAGAAGAAGGTGTTTCGCAATCTCTTCCAACTGCAGAATGTTGTATTTTGGAATTTCCCATGTTTTTTGTTCCAATAGTGGGGAAAGTGGAATGCCTTCATTTGGTAGTTCGCAAGTTACTGTGGCATTGATAAGCATAGAGGCTACATCAATGGGGGATTCGGGAAGACTATCCTTGTTATCACTTATTGGTGCATCCGGCATGAATAACTTTTTCCATTCTCCGTTTCCATTTGAAAATAATTCTCCGTTTTGCAATTTAAGTGTTCTAATAGCTTCTCTTGGAATATCTTCTTCTTTTTCACATTTACAAATATCATTCCCAATTATGTATAAAAAACAATTCATCCTTCTTCCACCTCCCCGAAATATTTCTTGTAAAGGTCGATATCGGCAAAACCTAATTTTTCCTTTACTTCTTGAATGCTTTCCAATTCCAAATCTAAATAGGAAACATCTGTTTCCACGACTTTTACATCAATGTCGCCTACTTGTTTCATATGCTCACGTATTCCGGCTTCAACAAGCGTGTAGCAAGAAAACCAGTTTCCTTTAGCCGTTATAAAATACGTTCTCATCTGGTATGAACCAAACCAATTCACTTTTTCTTTATCAAGTTCGATAACTTTTATTGCTGTTTCGGTGTTGTATAACTTTCCATCTTTACAAATTGCTTTTTTATGAAAATAATTTGTTTTCTTTTCAACTCTGAACACGCCATGCGCTATTTCTTCTGAACTAAAGCCTTGGGATTCAGAAACACCTTTTTTATTTTTTGAGAAAAATTTAAGCACGTCTTTTCCTCCCGAAATATTCATCAACTGCCCGTCTTACAATATCCGATACACTCCTGTCTGTTCGGTTCTTCTCTTCCAGGAGCCTTTTTTCTGTTTTTCGGAAAATCGGATGCGGATGGATTCGGATTGTGGGTTATGCTTTTTCATAGGCAGTATCCATCTTTACGGAAAGAATCGGTTTGTCATCGGCTTTAGCCAGAAGCGTAATACCTTTCCCATTCTCACAAGATGATGTCATGAGTTGAATATTTGAATTTCCGGTTTCGTTACAAATATTCAAAAGCTGTTGTGCTATATCCATCAACCTTGACCGAAGGTATCCGTCATTGCTTACTATTTTTTCCATCTTGTGCCTACCTTTCTGCGAATGTTATCAGTTATCACAAATCGTTTATTGCTTTTAATTTCTGATTAGCAATTTCAACCTGAGAAGCAAGTACGCTACGTGTCACATCTCTTATAAACGATTGTTCTAGTGTCATGCTCTCACTGTAAAACAACGTCGGAGCTGTGAGTACATAGATTTCAATATCCAAATTACAAAGCCGTCTCCATATTTCTTCGATTTCATTCTTGGTATTTCCAATATCATCAACTCCGCAAATAATTAATGAATCACCCTTTTTCATGTTTTCACAAAGAAGTCTAAAATTATTATTTTCATCTGCCAAATCGAAAATAAACGAGTCAATTTCTTCGTTCAAAAGTATCTTTTTCTTTGCTTCCAACGGGAACCATAATCCAGATTCTCTTGCGTATCCTATCTTCATGTTTTATACCTGCCTTTCTTGGTACTGCCTTATTTAGTGTTGGCAGAGAAACAGTTAAGGCTTACTGCTTGTCGTGTTGCAATCACTATCCCTGCCATGTGGAGTCGTTGATGTTGAAAGAGTTCTTTTTGTTTTTTTGGAAACTCGAGGAACTGACTACGCCAGCCAGAGGTCTATATATAACCCCCTCCCGGTCATCCAGTGCAGACGCTGGCAAGTCAGCCCGCCGCCCCATGGGACCCGCTGCCCTTACCTGGTCGCTGTTTATCGTATGCCATTGGCAATGGTCAAGTAGAATTTACCGAACGTATTTTCTCGAACATATGTATCTATATGATAAACACTTGTTTTTTATATAGATGTCTTCAAAAATCTATACATAATGCACAAATATAATCGTCATTATTGTGCATATTGTACGATTCCATGCGTTTACTGCATTTTGTCCGTCCCTCATGTACATTTTTATTGTTTCTGTGTTCTTACAGGCTTTACAACTCCGGCTTTTCCATCTCTGGAAGCTGTAAAGCGGCTCTGTGCTTCTCTGCGATCTGCTGCGCGGTCTGCTGTGGTACGCCGTACTGTTGTGTTGCTTGTACTGGTGCCGTTTCTGCCATGCCATAGGCTGCTTTTGCAACAAATATCAAATTCGCATTTGTTCCGGTCTGGTTATGCAGTCTATTAATTGCACAGTTTTTGCAAATATCAAACCATTTTTTAGCCGTGTTACCATGCGCTGAGTTTGTTCTATACTCCCCATTCATCCAGTCAGTAAACGTTGTACGATTAATCCCAACTAAAAAGCTAAATACTTCTAGGGTTGGTAATACATGATATTTACTGCATAATCTCACATAAGTATTAAACATTTTATCTAATAGCTCTATATTGTCATTACTTGGCTTTTGTATATGATCTGCAATATAAAAAATCATATCTACAAAGCTATCTGATACTTCTTTCTTATAGTTTTCGTTATCTGGTGATATACATAATACAGTATTTATATACTCATCAGCATATATATTAATATTATCTAAATAGATATCTACGTCTTGTACATTTACTGTATTATCTTTCATATTATCACCTCACTTTAACACGTTAATTTATAAATAAAAAAAAGAGAATGTCACCAGGTAAAGCTTATTCCCGGAAAACTTCCGGGTGTTCGGGTACATTCTCTAAAACTCAAAATAAAATATTCTGTTTTCTTTGTTGCTGATACCTTAACACAGTTTTTAATATCTTGTCAAATTTAATTTTGCATAAAATAAAACACATTATTTTGTCAATAATTAATAAATAATAATTAGGGTATTATATTATAATCTTTATTTATATTTATATCTTATATATTATTATACGGTACTGTATAGCATATCTTTTAATAAACTCCAGCTTTAGGAATCTAGGAAGGGCAGAGAATAATTATATAATTATATATAATATAAGGGCGGCTACATTTTCGCAGATTTGCATAATAAAAGCCAGACCTTCCAGGAGTTTCTATCCGGCGTGATCTGGCTTGTTATGCGTGTTGTTTAATTAACGATTCTGTGTACTTTCAGCCTCTGCCCTTCCTGAGTTCCGTCAGCTCTCGTTATCTGATAGCCTAAAGAAGTTTTAGAAAAATGTCAAGCGGTATTTTAAAAATATTTTTCTTGACAATTTGCCAAAAGCTGTGTTATTAAAATATTAACAGGCTCGGCGGCGGTCTGTACTCTGTCCATAGCCGCCACAAATAAGCATATTAAAAGCCCCTGGATAATTTCCTAGGGCTTTATTTTTATTCTTCCTCTTCTTCCTCTTCTTCCTCTAACCATATTTGACACTGCTTGCCGTCCTCTTCGTAGCTGATAGCTTCACCAGCTTCCAGGCGTTCCCGCCAGTCCTCCGGGTAATTCTCCGGTCTGTAAATACAGTTTCCCGGAAGGAATTGATTTCCGCGCATTTCATTTATTTTCATATTTTCCCTCCTGTCCGCCCTCCTGGGGCTGTGTGGTTGTTTTTCTTTAACTGTCTTTATTATACATTATTTATTAATGTATGTCAATATCTTTTCTTCAAAATCTTTTGTGGTTTCATCTGGCAGATATTCCAATAAATAACCGGGTTGGCATTCCAATATAGTACATATTTTATTTAGTGTATCTTGCGTGACAAGTCGATCATTGCGCAGCTGTTGCAGCTGGCTTTCTGTAAATATCTTATTTTTCCTTATTAAATAGGTTGTGATTCCCTTTTCTGCCATCATATCAATTATATTGCGTTTATATTTAATCATTCTAACACCACCTCGCAGTACTTTATTCTTCTATTATAATAACATTTTTATACATTATTTTTCAATGTACAATATGCACAAAAACTGTTTTTAACATACTCTTTATTTTAGTGTATAATGTCAATAGACATACATTATATTTTAGTGTATTATATAACCATCAACAGAGAACAAAAGAAACAAACAACCGGAACCGCCCGAACCACTCAAGCCAATGAGGACATAAGTAACCGAATCCGATTAATTGAAAAACTCTAGTTCCCAGAAAATAAAAAGCCCGGGCAAGCTTCCAACTAATCCCGGGCGCCAAACTAAAAAGAAAGGCAACCCCATTATAACAGGGGTGAAGGTAAAAAACAATGAAAAAAATTGAAACATTAGTAATTAGAGGTCGTAGATGGTTTCAGAAATTATATGGAAATACTTACCACACAGTAACGGTTGTTGTAAATGGCCGTGCTTTAAAAAGTAGCATTCAGTATGGCTATGGAAATCAGTATCTTGTTACCGCCGTTGATCTTCTCCGTGAAAATGGTTATGATATCCAGGAAAATAATATTGAAGCATTGAGAAGCTTAAAAGAGCTTTGTAAAAATGATTATGAAGTTGTTGACGTTCCAAGAAAAAAAGATTTGTAGGAGGTTCACACATGGCAACAATAATTAATTTTCCAGTTAAAAATACAAAAGGTTATGAAAATCTTGTAAAGTTTTTTGCAGTATGCAGAAGCGTTGAAAGCTGTGACTTCTATCTTGGAACAGCAGAATACATGGAAAAACATGGACAAATAAAAGAAAATGAATTTCTGACGCTCCGCAGAATCGGAAGGACGAAACGCCAGGAGCTGGCGAATCCTATAAAAACGCCACAAATCGCAAAAAAGCCAGGTGTTTACAATTATACACCGGAAATGGGCGAGCAAAAGCCGGAAGGCGTACAGATTGAAGCACGCAGCTCTTATTATGGGAATCACTGGTTTTTATATACTGAATTAGAATTAAATGGGTTTTGTACTGTTTATTTTTGGCTTAGCGTATGATATAATAACATAAAATGGGGGGGTAATACATATGATAATGTTAAAAATAGAAAAATGGGAAAGCGTTGTAAATGAAACTATTAAGCATTTTTTTGATAATTATAAAGTATTTGATGATAATAACAAAGCTTTAGAAAATAAAAGCCTGTATCAATACATTAATGATATTTGCGAAAAAGGCCCGGAAACAGAAATCTTGCACTTTTTATTTACTGGTGAAAGTGAATATATCCAATTTGCTGGAAAGTACAATATTTCTTTGTACGATGAATTTTCACAAGAACTTGAAAACAAATTAATTGATGAATTTTATTCCATTAATCAAAAGCAATTCTGTGACGATCTCGAAAATTTTACAGATTATTTTTTAAGTGAACACACAATTTTATTGAAAACATATATTTATGATATTCTTGATAGTTTTACGGCTGAAAAGTTAAAAAACCTTATTTTCAAATAGTTTCCGCCGCTTCCCGGTATTCAGCCCGGCGGCACGTTCACGGCGTGCAAGCGGTTTTTGGCATTCTGCCAGATGCACCTTGCAAAGTTAATACCATAAGTCAAACAATTAACGCGCTATTTTATCCGTAAATCGTTTTTTATGCTGTTAATGGGGATTTATGCAGCATTTGCATTTTGAGCCGCTTAAGAGCCTTTAAATCGCTTTTTAGTGCGCCACATGGTTTATTGACTGTCTGCGGCTATGGGTGTATAATAGCCTTGTATAGCTATGTTCGGATATGCTTTATTTGCGTACCGTGTAAATTGGTGCATTTTGTCCGCTTATGTGCGTAGCTTGTCCAGGCTTCCCGGTGATCTGTCACAGCTGTCCGGGCATATATCAATTAGGACTATACAACTATACTGTGATATGCTTGTATAGCGCCGTATTTGCCTTTTTAAGGTGTTTTATAATCGTAGTAAATAAAATATAGGCTAAATACGTTACAAGCCATTTAAGGCTTATTTTGCAAGAGTATTATTGCATTTTTTATCACTGCATTATATGCCATTTGCTGTTATGGCCTATTATCTGTGGGCTGTTGGTTCTGATCTTCCAGGGCTACGGCTGGCGGTTGGCTTTGCTGGTGTTCAATCGTTCCCGGCGGTGTCCCGGCTTCATCAGCTCGGCGCGGTATCGGTTCCCGGTGCTGTCCCTGGTTGGCTTGTGTAGGTGGAAAAGTCGCAACTGTTCAAGGTTTCAATAGTTGCAACTAACTTGTGAATGATTCTTAAATTTCAACATCATTTTGGAATCCGAAAATCAAGGAAATCCAGAAAAAAAGTGGCAACCATAAAAATTCTCGCATTTTCTAGTTACCACTTAATTTTTAATTTTGCACAAATATTTCTATAGCGTAAAGTTTTAAATGATTCAAAATTCACAATTTATTTAATCCTTCTTTCTTCCGTGTTCCATATCTTCTGTGGGATGATTTCTCTAAACGCTCCGTCCTCTTCATTTGGGACTTGGAAAGTTTCTTCTTTCTCTGGTAATTATCAGTCGTTGTTCCCATTCACGCTCTCCTTGTTAATCTTCTGATTCCTGGTTTCAAAGTTTATAATTTCCGTATCTGTTTCCAATTCTTCCGGTATTCTTCCAACAATGATAACTCGCAGTGGCTTCAATCTCCGTTCCATCTCCTTGAAACCAACGCAAAATTCCAACCGTGCCGCCTTGCTCTTTACTCTTCCATTGGTGCAACAGGAAACTGTACTTCCCTCTGGTAGCCCATCAAAGCACCAGTCCCAACAGTATTCCGGTAATATGCTTACGTTCGGAATTACCGGAATATCATTCAAGATCATGTAGTGAGCCAGTGCATGATTGCGGTATTTATTCCACAGGCACATTACCAGTGGCATTCCATTCTTGCCAACCGATATGCTAAAATCTGGCATAATGACTGCATGAAAACATTTTAAATGCTCCATATACTTGTCTGGCTGATTCCATAATCTTTGAAACTGTACATCATCCACATAGAAATTTACATCAAGTTCCCGATGGTTCTTAATCTTTCTGCTGAAGCTCTCCGAAAAGTCTACAGTATCTTTCCCTGGATGAATAAAAGTCTTTGGAATTTTCGGGATTCCGTACTTGCCTTCAAGGTCTGCATCAGTTATTAGAAACTCCTTCATTACATCATAGGCTGTGTGTATCTGCATATTTCGCCCTCCATTTTCTTGAACATAACACAATTTCAGAAAAAAGGCAAAAAAAATAATCGCATCTCTGCGATTTTATTATTTTGCACATGTACTTTTCCCTTTCATATGTACTTTTTGTAAAAGGTAATCAAAGGTAATCAGAACACTCGTTCATACCAAGTCCGCAAACCCTTGATTTTACTGCATAAATCGGGGCAACAGGATTTGAACCTGCGACCTCACGGCTCGCGTTTTAATCCGTAAACCCTTGATTTTAAAGGCTTTCCAGACTTGAGGTAATCAAAGGTAACCAAAAAGGTAATCAGAACCTATGTTCTTATTCATCCAATCCTTTGCACTTTTGACACAATTTTATTTTTTTCTTCCAAAGAGCTAACATCAAATGTATAATATTTTTCATTAACTTCTTCGGTATGCCCGAGTAGCGATGCAGCAACAGTGGCAGATACTCCATTGCACCTTAGTTTAGAATTTATTGTTCTTCTAAATGCATGAATTCCTCTTTCTTCTATTCCTTCCTGCCTGCATTTGTTTTTTAAGCATGACGATATTACAGGAGCATGAACCCTTCCATTTTCGTTTGAAAACAACCATTCACTAATATACCCATTGCTGATTTCTGCTGATTTTAATTTCATTAAAAGTTTTCGAATTTCGCCAGTCATAGGAAACCATCTGTTCATTTGATTTTTTGTTTTTCCTATATAGTATTCTTTTGTATTTCTATTGTATTTTTCTGATTTATTAATAGATATATAATTTTCATTTATATCTTCCCATTTTAAAGCCGAAATTTCTCCAACTCTCATCCCTGTGAGACTTGCAAAATATACTGCGTATGAGGGAATGTATTCTGGCTGTTCATCAAAATCCTTTTTGCAGCGATTAATAATTAGTTTAAGTTCATGGTCTGATATTGTATTATGACTTGAAGGCTTTTCTATCTCCGTGCAGTATTTATAAAATATTTTAGGTGAAAGAAATTCCATAGGATCATAATTCAATAAATGTTGTGACCTTGCACTATCTATTGTGTTTTTGATATATCCAAACAAAGTTTTACACGCTTTTTTGCAAAGTTTTTGATCTTTTACAGTTCTGACAATGAATACCTTTATATCTTCTTCTGTCATTTTCTCAATTTCTTTTTCCGTAAATTCTTTTTTTTCAAAATAACGTGTTCTATCTGTAGAATACTTATACAAAGTGTTATCCGTCACAAATTCTTTTTGAATTTCTATCCAATGCTCGTAAACATCCATAAATGTTTTAGGTTTTTCTGTTTTTTCTTTCTCGAAAGCAATAATATAATCTTCAATTCCCTTTCGGCTACTTCTTTTCACTAGCTTTCTAGAATTTTTTTCTGTATAAATATAAGTATACCAATTATTGTTTTTTCCCTGCCATATTTTATATTTTTTTAATATTTCTTCATTTTTCTTCATTTGTATTTCTTCAAGTACATGTGCAGGATTTATAATACCATTCTCAATAGCATATTTCAATATTTCATCCATAAAATTTAGGAGGAACCGGGAATTCCTTTTTCCGGCCGGCGGTTCCTGTTCCTCCTTTCTATTGATAGCCTGTTTTTTTGATTTTAAGCGCTTATTTTGTTTTAACCATAACAATATTCACGAATATCATAAAAATTAATTTTAGCCGTTTTGGTCAAAACAATTATCATATTTCACAACAAATCAAATATATTGACCTGTCCATCAATCTGAGATTCTTCCAGATTGTAAAATTTGCAAGCTATATAATCTGGGTTCCAATCAATTTCCAGTTCGTATTGTAAACACCGCGGATGCTTATCACCATAGAAGAATCTGCAATCGGAACAGATATGCTGATAAGCTGTACCGCCAGACCGCTTATACATTTCGCTAATCTTCCTCATAAAATCACTCGCTTTACTCTTGATTTTCCTCTCGATTTTTTCTTGAAGATACCAGTTTTAACACAATCCCTCGGATCACATCCTCTGCTATGTTCTTCGATCAAGATATAATCACAGGTTGCATTTGTACTCCATGCATTTTCGCTCTTGCTGTAATAGTCGCATTTTGAGCATTGTCTCCGCTTTAAGCCTATAATTTCAGTGCTTTTTAATTCTCTCCATGGTTTTCTATCTGGCAATTTTCCGCACCTCCCAATCTGGCAGTATCTATAATTTTTAAAAGGTCTGGACTTAGTTTTCTTCGTTCTTGTTCTCTTTGTACTTCTGCCCGGTAAGTCCTTTGGAAATTAGACTGAACTACACTCCACCATGTGCCATCTATATTCCCTGATTTCGCCCATTCTTCTAACTGCCCCGGACTTGATACTGCTTTCTGAACTATTTCTGGAAGTTTAGAAAATTCTTCTTCCGCATGGTATATAGAGTTCCAAATTGCCCTTGATACCAGATTCCAAGCTTCTGTTTCGTTCAGTTCGTCAGACTGTGGCGCAAGGCTCTGCGCGCATTGCCGTAATGCAGCTATTGTAGGTTCTTTCCATTCAGTTTGCATATATTTCTTCAACCCAAAACTTAAAAGCTTGTAATCTAGGTCTTTCAAAAGTCCGTACCAAGTATCAAAAGCATATTGATCTGGCAGAAATGATGGAGAAGTGTACACAGCTTTCATTGCCTTTACCAGTACCGCCCATTCTTCTCTTGTCATACCCAATTATCCACCTCGCTTACCCTGTTTTGGATTTTCTCCATGTAGCTGCATGGTCTATTCGTAGACTTGTCTGCGTATTGCCCTTCAAATACTTTTGCGAAATTTCCAGGCTTTAAGAACCAGTCAAACGTAACCATCCAGCCATTTTTATTTTGCCCTTGTAAGAAGCTGCTATGGCGAATGTTTTCAATGGCTTCTAAGATATCGTCCATATGGTTCTGACGGATTCTAGCTTTTACTGCCTGTTCTCGTTTTGGTGTCATTCTTTTTACAGGAGTGATACCAAATTCTTCCAGAGTATTCCATTCATCAATGATTCGTTGGACGTCAGTCTGACGAATAGTATCTTTAGATACTATTAAATCATTTATATCTTTTTCTTTATCTTTATCTAATTCTGTATCTAAATCTAATTCTAAATCTTTATCTAAACCTATATCTTTATCTGAGTGCGTCTTTCGTTCGTCTATTTTGCGTCTTTTCTGCGTCTGCCTGTTTGAACGCTCTATTAGTTTGGTATCATCAATAGAATTTCCATTTGTCAGTGAGTAACTTCCGTTATCTTTCAATAGCAGTTTCTTTTTTTCATCAGTGTATGAAGTTTCTATATATCTGTCTCTGGACAGGGTGTTGTGCATTCTCCAATGTTTAATAACGATCACGCCATCATCAAACAAGATAACAAATCTCTTGGCAATTAGAAGCTTCAAATCATCATCATTCGCTCCTATTATTTTTTCAATCCTCTTTGGGTTTCCAATAAATCCATCATCGTCCGCTCTCATGTTTAGATGAAAATAAAGACATTGTGTTGATAACGGCATATCAAGGAAAGCATCTGTATCAACAATTTTCATTGTGAACATTCTTTTATTTGCCAATTTTGAAATTCCTTTCTCCAATTCCTGGATTTTTCAAAAGTGTTTATCTCAATTCAACTTCAATTCCATTTATTTTCAGTTCTCCGTTTACCGGGATTACAAGAGATGGAACGCCGTTTATTTCTTTCAGTTCAATCAGAGCAATTTTATCCGGCTGAATACAGATTGTTGCATCTGGTGTTACAATTTTTGCAATTTTTGAATTGTGGATGTTGTCAAGAGCAACAGGCTCATTGGTGAAATACATTTCCCAGTTTTCCTTGAAATCCGATAACTTCTCGTCTGAAATTCCGCAATATCCAAAAATCTGTTCCATTTCGTTGCATGATACAGTTATCATCTCCGGGCTGTCTTTCTTCTGTTCTCTTACTTCCTGCAAAGATTCAATTAGGCTTTCAGTGAAATTGAATGTTGTATTTCCTTCGAAATTGTCCATGATAAAATCTGAAAAGACATTGATCTCATTGCCGGGTATACGTGGAATTGGTGTGCCAAGAACGTTTTCGATGAAGTCTGGATGAATATTCTTTATGTTTTTGTTGAAATACAAAGTTCCATGAATATCAGTGCTTCTGTAATTGAATACAGGGAATAAGAATCCTGTTTCTGGTCTTGAGACTACCCAATCACGAATTCTGTCTTTGATGTTATTTTCAGCCACATCATAGCTAAACCCAGCCTTTGAAAGATTCACCGGGCAAATGCTGCACAGAATGTGTTCATAAATTTCTTCTGATGCATCGTGCATTTCGGTTCCATCAGAAGCTTTTCCGGGAATGTCATATACTGCATGAATGAGAACTATGTAGTAATTTTCGTTATAATCGTAATTTTCAATCACTTTGTCGTAGAACTCGTCCAAAAGCTCATCATCTTTAAGTTTACTTGCTCTGATCCGCATAAGAAATTCCTGCGTTCCACCCTCTTTTTCCTGTGATAATGGAAAATCAAGGTTCATAAGGTTCTTTCCAAGTCTGCCAGACATGGTTTTCTTGAAAATGTCAAAATACTTAAACATTTCTTCCTCTGGAAGAGACAGGAACGCTTCTTTAATTTTGGTTTTCTTATTCTTTTCCGCATCCACATAACAACCACAAATGCGTGTGATTGCACAATTTGCCGGTGTAAACTGCTTCTTAATCTCTGCGATTTCTTTCTTATTCATAATTAATCCTCCGCTCCAAATATTTTTCTTAAATTGTTCTGGTAATTCTTCACTGTTTGTTCGATAGTGTTATAAGTTGGTCTTAATCTGCATCTTTCTTTGTAACCATCGCATCTTGTTCCAAAAAGAATGGCATTCCGACATATCCCATCTTGACTAGCGCAACATTTATTCATTCTTTTCCATCCTTTCTGCTTCTCTTGCCTGTTTCTTTTCAATCCACTTATTAATTTTCTCATCGGAAATCATGTACATTTGCTTTAATATTTCGATACAGATAAGTACATCAGCAATTTCTTCTATCATGTTATCACGGTTGATTTTTCCACGTTTTGCCTTGCTAATTGCCTGGATAAGTTCGGCGCATTCTTCCATGCAGACTGTACTTTGATTATTTTTGCCGTAGCGTTGAATGATATCTGCTATAATACCTTTATCAATCTTTATCCCTGTGATTAATCCGGCAAGAGCCTTTGCCCCAGAATCACACGCCCATGCTTCTTTTAAAAATTTTTCGCCCCATGTCCCAGTATTTTCGGCTCCGTTCCGCATATATCCCATACAGTTGTGCCGATAGGACACGGCAGTCTCACAAGCAAGCCCTGTTCTTATAAGTCTTTGTATTCCTTCAATTCTTTCTGCATTATCGCTAATTTAGTAAGCTCCAAACCAGTAAATGCACCGTTTTCTTTGAGTTCCTTTAATTCTTTTAAAGTGCCAATATCTTTGTAAGGTTTTAATTCTTCAAGCCACTCTGCGATCTATTCATACTCCTTTACATATTGATTGCATATATCTGCATGTAACTCATTTGCATCTTCTGAACCCATATCTGCATTCTCGGCACTCCATTTATAACGATTTGCAACTATCTTTGACTGTTTAATACCATCATCAATTAGAAATCTCTCCATTTACTTCACCTCTTTCTACTTTCACTTCTTGATATATAATCGCCAAGTTGAAATCACTTCTAATAAACCTCAATGTCAGTTTATGATTTACAGAATTTCCGAGTTGATCGTAAATCCAGTACATATCCTCTTGGTCAAAGTTTGTACCCAGATATCTGTTAAGACTTGATACCAGTTGTTCTCTCCATTCATTGTTCCTTTTAGATGAACTGTATGGTTCTCCTTTTACCATTGACCTTGAACACCATTCAAGCAGCTTGCAGATAACATCCTCTTTATCGGTACAATTCTTTGCTGTGAAATATACATTTCCTTTTTCGGAAAGAATTATTTCTCCAAATCTGTTTATGTAGCTACTGGGGAAGCATTCCATAAGATTGAAAATTTCATCAGTCATCTACTTCACCTCTTCCATCTGACTTTCTACAGTATCTGCAAGTAATAACATTGATTCAATAACTTTATCTGTTAGTGACATTCTGTCTTTGTTATTCGTAAAATACTTAACGTGAGCTATTGCTTCCTTAATCTTTTCTTCGCACGCAACAATTTCAGATGCTTCATACAAGTGTTTATCATCACTGTAATAAGCTACATTTTTATCATCGTAAAATTTTAACACATTCGGAATCGGAATATTCAGTGCATTTAAACGATTTCCTCCTATCCACTTAAATCCCTGTAATTTTGCCATTTTCAGAACTTTCAAGTACTCTTCCTGTGTCTTTACGAACACGTTTTTTCCTGTTAAATTAATCATATTTCTCCTCCCTTAATCTTATTGCTCGCTTTACCTCTTTATCAGAATCTCTGACAACTCTACCACTTGCGCATTTTACACATTTGATTCTCCAACCACCTTTATATCTTTCGAAATGTCCATAACCTGTTGGGACTTTTTCACCGCAACAATAACAAGTTCCTGGATACCTATTCCTTGCCATTTACTTCACCTCTCCTGTAATTTCATCAATACACTGATTCCACCCTTCTGCGAATCCCGCATCAAATGTATTAGCCGGATAGTCTCCATTGTCTTTCTCTGGCAAATCCATAAGTGGACACCAATCAGGTTTAGATTGACGATATCCGTATATACAGTCAATTAGTTTCATGTCATTTTCGCTATCCCCATTTGTTGCATAGCAACATGCATGTTCTCTACCTCCTATACCGAATTCTTGACAAAATATACAAACTACACAATTTTATGGTGTTTCTATCACTAATACTGATTTACTCATCTGATTCCTCCAGTAATAGTTCTTTATTATCGAAAATATTTCCAATAACCTCTCCATGATTACAAGTAGCTTCATCAATCCATAAGTATTGAAAACCTAACTTCTCTGTATTGCGAAGTCGTACAAATGACGCATGGGTTTCGTTATATTCGATTAAATCTTTTTGGGTTACCATTGCTTCATCTGTGTATTGAAATATATCGTTTTCCCAAATCTTATTTCCGTTCTTGTCGCAAAGTCCTGTGAATTGGCAGAGGGTTTCTATATCAATTCTATCGGTGTATACTGTAAACCGATCTGAATCCTTCCGATAAAAAATAATGTCCTTCCCACCTATGTGATATTGATCTCTTAGGTAATATCCCTCAACCCATTCGCCATCATTAACCCTCTTTGCCTTGAAAAGAATTTCTCTCATTCAACTCCACCGCCTTTCACAATTTCAACCGCCGTTCGCATGGCATCCTCATACCCATCGTAGTATAGCTGTAGTCCACCAGCTTCCAGAATTTTGTCATTTGCTTCATCCGCCAGCTTCTCCAACTGCTCCACAACCTTATCCAGATCAAAAGCTGTCGTCTGTTCATCAATAACCTGTCCTAATGTCTTCTTACCTGTTGTATAATCTCTGCACAATTCGTGAATCAATTTATCAGCATCAATCAACCTCATAATCTTCACACTCCTCCGCATATTCATAACTGTCCATATCATCACATCTGCACTGGCAGGAATCCTGCTTAGTACAGCAGATGCAGCACTGTGTTTCACCGTCCGGGCATTCTAATTTACATTTTCCCATTCAGTCCTCCTGCTTCTTAAAATCCATCTTCAAGTCATAAACAAACTGGCAAAGTTTCTCTGCAATCTCATCCGCATTCTCTACATTTGCAAGTTGTCTGACGTACTGCTTACCGCAGATAACACAAGTCAACTTTCTTATTGTTTCCCAGACCTGCCACGAGATAATAGAAGAATCGAAAGCTCCTGTCATAAGAGAATGGCTTCCGTTCCCGTTCTCGTCTTTGAACCACTTTTCTCTTGGTGTCTTTAATGTGGTTGCGACGTCTTCTCTGGCAAGGCAACCTTTGTATTTTTCGTCAATGCGCTTTTCCAGTTCATCCAGAAGTTCCTTCTTTTCCTGTTCTGTCATTTCACATCCTCACTTTCCCCATGTAAACAACTGGCACGCTATTGTGCAGTTGGCACATAATTTTAATACTCAATAAAATCAGATAATTCCATCTGACCAACTATATTATTGTCTTGCATCCACCATAGATATACTTCTTCGCCACAACTCCACTTCACATCTTTTCCGCGCCGCTTGCGTTCCTCGATCATTCTGTCAAAAGCACGTATATAGGCTTGCTTGTACTTTGGAAAATCGTACATTTCCTTTTCCCTCTGTTTCTTTGATGCAAGTGGACAACCTAGACAGCCTAACCTGTTATATCCGCATTGATACAGTTCGCATACTTGAATGTTTTTCTCGCCAATGAACTGCCAGATATTCTGATCTGTCCAGTCAATTATTGGATTGACTACTGTTTTAGATTTCATCTGGCAATTTTCAAACAACCTTCGAGTATCACAATTATCGGTTATAAGCATTTTCTCATCAGAAACGCCGATACTTTTGCTTGCTGTCTGTCCTAATACTTCAAATGGGCTTCTATTACTTCTCTTGCTACTTTCAGACCATCTAACGCCTGTTGCAATCATTCTGTTAGGATTCCCACCTTCTTTCAGTTCTGAACAGCAATACCGAACAATTCTGGTAGGTGGCATTAGTTTTCTTGGAATAAGATTCCACATTGTAAGACGGTTGCCGTTTTCCTGCACATGATAATCAATCTCGCATTTGATGCCTTTGTCCGTCAATTCAGAAAACGTATTCTTGATATGCCTTACTGTCTGCGGTGCATCAACAGTGGTATGTGAGTTATGTACTTCAAACGGGATTCCAGACATTCTGAATAGTTCAAGAAGCACATCTGAATCCTTTCCGCCGGAATACTCACATACAAGTGGTTTGTTATAATGTTTCAACGAGAGATCAGACGCAAGCCGGATTCTTTCAATTGCTTTTTGTTCTAAATCCATAATATTTACACTCCAAATCTTCTAACCAATTCTTTATTCAAATCTGGGATTCTTACATCTGTTTCAGATTCCAATTCCTCAATCATGCTCATAAAGCTTCTTTCGCCACGGTTCGCTTGTCCCACAAACTCATTTGCACAATTGATTACGTCTAAAAGCCTTTTGGTTGAAAATCCATGCAGTTTTCTTAATGCCAACATCATAGTTACGGAATTGATCGTATTCGCCCAGTCATCACCAGTATTGAATCCATCGTTATAGGCTTGATCTTGCATGATTTCCAACTCTTTACGTGAGTTCTGCATGGCTCTGGCGAATGCCTGTGACATTTGATTGTCACAAGCCAGCACCCTATTTTTCTTTGGTGCTTTCATCTTTAATTTGCTTCCCATATTTTTCCCTTTCGTATCTGTATTCCGTCAAACGGTATGCTCTCGATATTCCCGGATGTTCTGTGGCAATCAGAGAATCCATCTCCAATTGCCGCATATGTCTCTGGACAGTGCATTTTGTGAGGTCTGTCCCATCCATGATTTCTTCGTAAGAAGGCATATATCCGTGTTTCTCAAAATACTCCACCAGAAATCTATAAATATCGTTTCTGGCAGATTGTCCCTCATTATATTTTCTCTGACGGTAATTCATACGCAAAACGGATATTCTGCCGCAGTATTACTTTTCTCTTCACGCATTTTATTTAATCTTTCCGCAGCTTTCTTTTTCGTTTCGTCGGAATATTTTCTTGGTGGATTGATTTTAATGTAGGAATAAGGCAAGTGGGCGAAAATAGATCCATCGTTATTTCTGGCAATAATTTTCACATCTTCTGGAAATTCCTTTTCTAATTCCTCGCATCTGTTCTTCCAGGCACTTCCATTCTTGGCAGTAAGCCCTACATAATCTCTTCCGGGAATCCACTCAATAACACATTCATTGGTATTCTCTGCCATGTAATCACTCTCCTTTTAAATAATCAAAGATTGATATTTGCTGATAACATTGTTTTACGATAAAAAATCCTCAATACTCATTTGTCCTACCGGGCAATCCATTACATTTCCATTCAGTGCTTCTTCTACATTTGCTTTCATTTGTTTAAAATAGCTTTCTTTAAGTTCACATGAGATTGCTCTTCTTCCAAGTGTTAAAGACACAAATGGGGTGGAACCGATACCACCGAATGGGTCAAAAATTATATCTCCTGGATTGCTCCATAATTCAATGCAGCGCTGAATAACTTCCAGCTGCAAAGGGCAAATATGACGTTCGTCCTTATCTTCTCGTGCAGATTTTTTCTGTAATGTATCGCTCTGCCTAATGTCCATCCATACTGGACTTGCGTAGTTTTGCCACACATCAACAGGAAAAGTCTCGTGTGTATGCGAAATTCGTTCTGGATTTTCTCCTGGCTTTCTCATTGTGACAATATAATCCGGGATTCCCTGCCTGTTCATTGCACTATCTTTTCTAATCTGCTTATGCAGCAGTCCCAATGCTTTTGTTCTTTGCATTTCAGTTACTGGATTTTTCCAGATGGTAACCTTACTATGGTAAATAAATCCGCAATCTTCAAAAATCTGTCGCATGATTGCTGGAAAGTCTTTCAAGCCAATCACGCCGTCACGCTCTTTCATAAGCGGCAAGTCCATACAATGAAAACTAAGTAATCTTCCGGGCATTGTTATTCGATACAGTTCTTTTGCCAGATAGATAAAATGGTTGTAAAATTCATCATCTCCCTTACTATTCCCCATATCCCGGTCACTGTTACTGTATGTATACAAGCTAGAAAATGGTGGTGAAAATACTGTATAATGAATACTTTCGTCCGGGATTTCTTTTGTGATTTCGCAAGAATCGCCGTTGTATATTGCGTATTTTTCTTTAACAACCTGGTCTAAAACATTCATGCTGTAAATTCCTCCCAATCTGGCAATTTCATTTCTTTTGTTGGCTCATAAGGCGTACTTATACGGCAAGTGCTTTTAAGCTCTTTTTTTGTTATTTCCTTTGTTAATTCTGTCATTTCAGACTGCATTTTCTGGAAATCACATTGCTTCCTTTCAATATTTTCCTTTACGCAGCCTTCCTTCGCGGAAATAATAATGTAAACATTCACAGGCTTCTCTTGCCCGAACCGCCAACACCGTCTGACTGCTTGGTAATACTGCTCATAGCTATCTGAAAGTCCAGTAAATATCATATTGTGGCAATTCTGCCAGTTCATGCCGAACCCTGCAATTTTGGGCTTTGTGATAAGGCATTTGACCGTTCCATCAGAAAACGCCAACATAGAGTTGCTTTTATATTCTGATTTATCAGAGCCTTTTACTTCCACGGATTCAGATATCAGTTCGCTTAATCTTGCTGATTCGTCATTTAAATCACACCATACAAGCCATTTCTCATTTGAACTATTTACAAGTTTCGCAGCTTTTTTACATCTAAGTTCAAGACTTTCCTTTCTGGCTTCTCTTCGTTCTGTAAGTGTTAATGATTCTTTTATCGGCTCATTTCCGTCTACAATAATTTCGTTAATGTTAAGTTTCGGAAGATCGTAGCCAGATACTTGATACCCGATATTTGCTGGGTTATCTACAAATACACTGAATGTTGCCAGCCATTGCCAGAATACATCTGTTGCATGCCCCTTTAATCTCCATTTAGATGTTTGTCCACCGTCATGCACAAAGAACATTGATAACATTTCCGACCGTGTCATAACGCCGCAAAATTCGCTGTGATTTCCTATTTCCATATAGTCATTGGGGGCTGGTGTTGCAGTACAAGCCAACTTATAAGGAACTGAATGAAAATTCTGAATAATTGCTGTTCTGACTTTTCCAGAATAAGATTTAAGAATACTACTTTCGTCAAGTACAACTCCCACAAATTCATTTGCAACAAATTTATCCATTTTTTCATAATTGGTAATATTAATACCGCTGATACATTCAGATTGGCTTTCCACAACTTTTGCAGTATAACCAAATTTTTCAGCTTCACGCTTCGTTTGATCCGCCACAGCCAACGGTGCAAGAATAAGAACCATTCCACCAGCGTGTGTGCAAACTTGATGTGCCCACGAAAGTTGCATTGGTGTTTTTCCTAAACCGCAATCAGCAAATATGCAGGCTTTTCCTTTCTTTAAAGCCCATCTCACAATGTCTTTTTGAAATTCATACAACATTGGATTTAATTCCGATTTATCAATATCAAACCCACTGCTTTCAAGAACAAATCGTTTGCTCTTTAAAAAATCTTCATAATTCATTTTTAAAAGAAGCCCGGTGCACCCTTACGTCAGCTGAAGGCAAGCTCCTTTCATTTTTTATTTTTTATCTTTGGAATTTAGCCAGTAGAACTACTGGTGTGTTAGAATCAGTGATAGTTTTCTTCATTGAGTAAGTCGTTGAATTTTTCCAACGCCTTAATAGATACTTTGTTATTTGCTTTTTCTGGTCTGATTGATACGTTTAAGTGAGTATCAATAATGTGCGTCAACTCTCTTGCAAGTGTTTTCTTTCCTTGCTGAAGTCCCTGTCTGTATGTCTTGGGCTGTTTATATTGCCCTGTTACTTGCTTTCCAGCTAACTGGCCACCAGCTGTAATGTTGTACATCTGGAAGCCTTTATCTGCAAAAGCCTTGATTGTTTCAATTTCTTTCTGGTCAAGTTCATCCTTTCTACATGTTCTATATGAAAGTTTCCATCCAGTAGGATTACTTTCACTGTAAAACTTATGCTTTTTAAGGCTTAATGCTATATGGTCATATTCTGCTAAATGGCTCGCACATCTCTCACGAAGTCTAAGCGCTTGTCCCACGTAGCTGCGTCGAATCCCTGCTTCGTCTATCCTATAAAAAGCATATATGCCACTTGTATTTGGTATCGAAGGGCATATTGATTCAATCATTTTTTCTCTCGCATTTTTCATTGCATATATTTTTTTATAATTTACTTTTTGCATTTCTCCTGCCCCTTAACGGTGTGGTTAGTATTTCTTCGATAGACCATCCTAATTCTTTTCTATGATATAAACAGTGTGCGTTTATGCCTATAATTTCAGCCCATTCAAGAACTCTATACTTTTCTCCATTGTATTCCCATATTGCAGATTCAGATAAATTCTTACATCTCTTGCTACAATAAACAGCGTCATTGAAATGTCCACCTCTCTTGGCATTAAAAGGTTTGTTACAAATTGGGCATATTTTTGTATAATCTTTAATAGTTGGGTGATCTTTTTAATAAAGAATTTTACCGCATCTTGGACTGCACGTCTTTTGCCCTTTTCTTTGCTTTAGTTCAAATTGTTTTCCACAAACAGGACATATTAAATACTTGTTTTCTTTTGGTATAGAGTTTCTTTTATTTTGTGCCTGCTCAGCATTTGTAATAAAACGGCAGTTATCTGGTTCATAATTTCCGTTTACGTCTATTCGGTCAATGGTTAAGATATTTATTCCATTACTTGTTTTTTCTTCCTTATATCCATTCTCAATTGCCCATTTGTAAAATAATGTGAAATTATTTTTCCATTCATCACACATTACTATTCCACGCCCGCCGTAATTTTTGTACGATTTACATGTTTTACAATAGCAACGATATTTAATACTCTTCCAAAGTGGGTACAGCCTTCCACAGTTATTAGATAGCCCATGTTTTCTGCTCATATTGCCAATAATTTCTCTATGCAGACATCCACATGACTTCGTTGTTCCTCTTTGTAACCCTGCTTGTCTTACAATAGTTTTATTTCCACAATCACAAATGCATTCCCAGCGCTTTGTTCTAACCCCTTTGTCTGAAATAGTATCTTCTGCTCTTTTTATGACGGTGAGTCTCCCGAATTTCTTGCCTGTCAAATCAATAGTTTTACGCATTAAAAACTCCTTTTTCTGCACACTTCCTCATCACGAAAACTTTTCTATAATTCCTCTAACATCCCCCCCTTTCAATCTGGTCAATGAGTTTCTTGCATTCATCTTTAACATAGGCAAGTGAACGAATTTTGCAATCTGGATCTTTATTTAATTCTCGCCAGCAATCTCCCATTATTTTAAGCATTTTTTGAAGTCTGGTTCTTCTCCGAAATACTGTTCTGCTGTCTCAATATCATAACCATCGAAACAATGAGCACAGTCAAATCCAATCCACCATGTATCATCATCGTCACAATCGTGTAGAAATGGTTCTGAATAAGTAACTCCACCATGGCAGTCAAGATAACCTAAATCATCAACAATTTTCTTTGCCAGCTTATGGCTGTTAGGTATTCCAACGTATCCGCACCTGTATGCTCTAGGCATGAACAGGACTACACATTGGTAACCTTTATACTCGAATTTAGTTTCTAAAACTGGTTCCATTTATTTATCACCCCTCCTTAACTAAACGGAAATTCATCTTCCATACCGCCTAAATCCGGCACATCCATGAAACTAGGTTCTGGTGGCGGTACTGGTCGTGTATCTGTTTCCTGTGTTTGTGGTGACTGGCTCTTATTTTCCGCAAAATCATGTGATTCAACGAAACAGTCATTTGTGTATACTTTTTCTCCGTTTCGGTTCGTATAGCTTCCAGTCTGCCATTTCCCTTTAACATTGATTTTCATGCCTTTTCGCAGAAATTTTTCAACAAATTCTGCATTATGCCCAAGTGTTACGCACGGTATAAAGTCGGCTTTTTGCTCCGCATTCTTTCTTTTTTCCCTATCGACTGCCAATGTGTATCTGGCAATCGCAGTATTGTTAGTTCCCATTCGTATTTCCGGGTCAGCTGTCAGCCGCCCGGATAATACAACTACATTAAATCCCATACAATCACCTCTCAATCTGAATGTCGCATCTAATAAGTGCGTGTTTGATTTTCTTTGTATTTCCTGTTACAGTTTCTTCTTTCCCGATAACAAAGGAAATATCATCTTCTGTTACGTTGAATCCTTTTGTTTTGATATGCTCCATGATGATTTCTTTAATTTCATCTGTGCCGATTCCGATTGTTATTTCCAATGGTGTTACCTCCCTGGTTTGTATACTGGTGGCATTGGTTGCCATGCAATGACTGGGTAATATGCAATTCCGTGTTCTTCTACCATGCCCCATCTTCCACCGCCTAAATATGTAAGGGTTGTTGGTAACTCGGCGTCTTTTATGGTAACGTTGTATTTTATCTTATCTTCTGGGCTTTCTCTCACATCTGGCTCTGGCGGTAACTTCACTTCTGTTGGAATCCACATATCCGCAGGACTGTAGGAACAAATCAGTTCTTCAACTTTCTCGATTGCATCATTCCATCCTTTATCGTACTTACATTCTTGTTCGGAAGGTTCTGGCTTTTTCAGTTTGTCAAGTGTTTTTAAGAAGATTTTCATTGATTAATCCTCCTTGACTTTCTCAATAGTTTCTTTTATTGCTTCTTTCACAGCCTTGGTTTTAATCATCTTATCTGCCAAGGCTTTTGCCGCTTCCTGTACGATCACGTTTTTATTCTCTTCTAGTATCTCGGAAATATGAGAATGTATCATCCTACACAGCGGCTCATTGGTTTCTCTACTACCATATAACTCTTTTTTATAAATAACTCCTTTGATTTCTTTGGTAATTTTTTCAACTACCTTGTCCTCAACATTTTTACGGATTTCCTTTGCAATTTCTTCCTCATTGACACCAATCGTTACTGGTACGCTGAATACGCTCATTTTCAATTTCCCTCCCCTATAGCTATCACATCACATCCAATAAATACCAATTCCTCATGTTCACTAATTCCATAGCCGACAGATCTTCTTCCTACTTTAAAAAATACATTATTTGTATTAACCGTAACTCCTTCAGTTTTTTCCATATAATCAGAAACAATAGCTTTCAAAATATCTTCATTTAAGAAAGTCTTTCTTTCGACTATTTGATGTTCTTTTGGCATATATTCAAGCCATGTCTCTATACCTTTGTATTCTTTTCCTTCTGTGTCAGTCCATTCGCCATTTCCAGTATATGCAAGCATGATGATTCTTTCAGAGTTTTTCAGCTTTACATAATACAAACATGCGGTATCATCAGTTGGAGCTTCTGGAAGCATATCTCTTACTGAGCGCCATGCACTAGTTGAAGGAATTGTTTTTCCTGCTTTACGGTCTACATGCTCCTGTCCTTTAATTACATAGTTTCTAAATTTTTTTGGCATTAATTTTCTCCTTTCAATTATTCAGTCGAATTGTTTTCCTTATCATCTTCAACTGCTTTCCAAATACAATCCATAACAGATGCATAATCAAGCAGTATTTCTCTTTCTCTGATGTTTCTTCCGTCTTTTTCATGCCAATCTCTCACTATATAAAGTTCGGCATTTGCAGAAAGAATATCTGTTTTCATGTCCCAGTATTTAATATGAATTTCATAAGCTGCATTTGCAGAAGTTGGATTTACATAAATTCCTTTTGTTACTTCTTTCCAATCTTTTAATTCAATTGATACCATCTATTTCTCCTTTCAAAACGGACATAAGTCCAAATTAACTTCTAGCCCCGGTCTGGCAATCTGCACCAGGGCATCATCCCAAACCACCGCTTCTTTTATCTCTTTCAAAATCTGTTCCGGGTCAGCTGCTTCATTACTCAAATGCACCAATGTTACCGTCCGTAATGCTGCCGTATGGTTTGTTTTTACTAGGATTTTGCAAGTATCTAAGGAACAATGCCCTTTAAGCCTGTGCGTGTAATTTTCAGCTGTTTTGTCAACCAATTCTTTACAATAGTTACACTCAATAACAAAGTGGTTCAGTCGCATTGCTTTGAAGTTGTACTTGCAGTATTCAAAGTCTGTCATGTACAGCAGTTTTCCCATTTCTTCATGTTCTACGATATAACCATAATTGAAGCACGGAATAAGTTGCCCTGTTTCCTTATCCCTTGTAGTATGTGGCAGATAGAACGGTATTACTGTAAATGAGCCAACCCGAAACGGTCTTTTCTCTGGAACACCTTTCATCAATTCGCCAGTGATGATTTGCAGATGTTCCACGGTTTCATCATTGGTGTAAATTTGAATACCTAAATTCATCAGATTTTTAAATGATTCACGGTGATCGCTCAACCGTGTTCATGTGTCAGAAGCACGCCAGAAACATCACTTGTTCTGTAATCAATAGCTTTCAGAATGTCTTTGTATCTGCATCCACAGTCCAGAAGAAGTATTTCTCCGCTGTTCGATTTTAGAACATAGCAGTTTCCGTGGTTGCTCCCTGTGTTTACCACTCGCATGAACATTTTTCATCACCTCGCTTTCTTCTTATTTATAGCTGTTTATAATTTCAGTTGCAGTTCTTCCGACTATGTCTTTGTCAGACTGCTGGTATGGTGGATTTCCTTTGTCCCATAACTTTTTTATATCTTTAATATCTGTAGCCACCATTGCATCCCTTATTAATTGAAGTTCTCTAAGTGAAATTTCCACGGTTACAACAGAATCCCAGATGATTTTTCCTCTCTCTATCTCTTTCATATCAGTTTTCCTCATTCACAACAATACCGCCGTGGATAATAACTCTCTTTCCGTCCGAATCGTCAAAGTAAACTTCATTCTCAGATTCGGAAACATCGAACTTCCCAGACCAGGACTTGATTTTACCGCCGTTGTAATCGTAAACAGTTACGGTACGGTTCAAACCACCGTCAATATCACTAGACAGTGATTTTAATGATCTGCTACAGGAAGAACAACCGCTAAACATTGTGATTGCTGTAATCCCTGTGATTAATACTGCTGTCTTAATACATTTATGCTTCATTTTGGCTCTCCTTTTACATTGTAAGTCGGATTATAATGAGTACCACATATGTAATAACATTTAAAAGAATAATTAAATTGGTTCGATTGTATTCATTTTCTCGAATAAAAGATACTATCCATACCAAAAGTGCTATTGAAAGCAAAATAATAAGCACAATTGTGGAAGTTTCCATCCTACATTTCCTCCTGGCTCATAAATGACGGAATTTCTGTTTCCACTGGCTCTGCTGCCGGGATTGGTTCTTTCTCTTCTGTTTTTACGGTTTCGGCTACGGTTGGCTGCTTTGGCTTTTCTTCGATTGCTTCTGGCTGTGGAATGAATTCTTCTACATTGGCATTCTGTTTGATTTCTTCCTGCACTTCCCTGTACGTAGCATCCATCATGTTATATTCATAAGCCTGCACCGGATTATCCCATTTCTTAGGAATAGACTTCATAATGTTGTTTCGCATCTTACGAATAATCATTGATTCTCTGGATTGTGTTTCATAATAAGACGGTGAAATATACGGTCTTAATTCCTCACAGTCAATGATTGCTTCCAGTTCTCCAATGTCAGAGACCTTTTTCATGATTTCTTTTTTCTTTGCTTCAATTTGAGCTTTCTGCACATCTGTAGCTTTATATCTGTCTGCACAAATTCCAAACGTTTCATTCTGGAGATTATTCTTGATGTGTGCTGCAAGATTCTTCAGTACATCTGCTCTTTCACAAGAAAGATATTCAATATGTCCGTCCTTATACTGAATCGGATATACGATACGAACTACCTTACCTACACCAGATTCTTCCCATTCTGGCGGTGTGATTTCCACACCTTTATGTCTTGGTGGGATATACTTATCACCTTCTCTGACTTTCCAGTACGGGAATACTTTAGCTACATCGACACCATATCTACTTACAAGAGCGTCATTTCCATCGCCCTCAATCGCAAATTCGATTTTCTTCTCCCACTGAGGTTTCTGCCCTTTCGCCGCTATGTTTACGTTTCTGATTTGGAAATAACACTCTCTCGGCTGTGCGTTTGCGTTCAATTTTAACGCTGCTACTTTGCTCAGAATGAATTTAAGGTTAGAGCCATTAATTGCTTCAAAACTCACTCCACTCTCATGCACCATCTGGAAAATAGATCCCATTGCTGCCACTACGCAATCCTTTGAGTAGGAATCAAATTCCATTCCTCTTGAAGTTAAATCTCTTTCCATTAAATCAACATAACGATTTGTGTAGTAGGAAAGCTGTGTGTTAAAATTTGCTACCTGTGTGTTTTCTGTCATTTTAATTCTCCTTTTCTTTATTTATATGCTCAGTGACATATGAAACAGGATGAAGTGTTGTGTCCTGTCCTGTTATTTGCTTTATTGGAATTTTATATCCTGTTGTGATTTCCGGGCATTCACCCGGATTCATATGCCACCGATAGTTACCTAATTAAATGATAGTTACATTGTCCGGGTTGATGTGATATCTTCCGTATCCGTTTGCTCTCTGAGATCCAATTCCAATGTATTTTCCAGTTGTTTCAATGAGTTGAATAATTGTCTCAACTGGGAAAACTGCGTCTGGACAAGATATAGTAATTTCTGTCGACCAGTTTTCAAATACATTTGCATTGCAAACAACTGAAGAGCCTCCCACCCCTTTAGTTGGGACGATTGAACTTTCAACATGTACTGAAGCAAATTTAATAGGGTGTATAAATTCATCAACTGATAATGCTCTTGTGATATCTGTTCCATTCTTTCCAGTGCTTTCCTTTAAGAATGTTACAAAACTTTCTTTGAATGATTTCTTAAATGCCTGTGCCAAAATACACGGACGGTTGGTTTCCATATAATGTTTCCATTCTTCCTCTGTGTATAACATAATATTTTCGTCATGATATTCAATTGGTTTTTCCCAATGAATACCTGTAATCAATCCCTCCCATAAATTTTTCCCCTGGCTATAGATTTCTGGCATTTTAGATCCTTTGTCATGGTTCTGTTTCCAACACTCTGACATCTCGTAATATCTGCTTTTTGCATGAAGAATGAGAGGTGTATCTCCAATCAGCTCCATTTTTACAGTTGTTGTTGATAAAGTTTCAATTGTAAATGAATCTTTCTTTGCTTTTGCCATGTTGCTTTCCTCCTAAAATAAATGATTTGATTTATAGTTTTTGTTTGTACAAACACTCAAACAGACTAATTCGCAACAAATAATTAGTGTTCTATTTTGTTCTATCCTGTTTTGGGCTGTTCTTTGCTATATTATTATGCGAAACTAATCCGCTTGAATCTTTGTGCAAACTCCAAATGTACTTAGCAAGCAGTAGAAAGCTTGTCTTGTGTTGTGCTATTGTTTACTGTATTATTTTGTTCTCTCATATAAGATTTTATGGTTTCCTATTATGACAGTTTCTACTGCCAACTAAATACATTTGGTTGAGTTGAACACTCGGTAGGTAGCATGAAGTGTCCTATGTTGTTCTTTCGTGTTATATTCTGTGCTATGATATTATTTGCTATGGCGATTTCACGCCACCTACCCAACATTCAATTTCGGAGGACTGCTTTGCAGGCGATATAAAAGTTATATTGTCTTGTACTGTAGTGTTTTGTCTTGCGTTGTGCTATGCTGTAGTGTTCTGTTATGACGGTTATACCGCCTATAAAACAGTCCTCAGTTGAAGTGTTGTGTTGTATTGTTTTGTAATATGCTATTATTTCCTGTTCTATGTTTTTTTATCCTATAGTAAGTGTTCACAACACTCATCGCTCTGCATAAGTGAGAAATCATAAACGAGTATTTTGTGCTGTTATTTACTGTAATTTCATATTCTATCTTGCGCTGTGTTATACTTCCGCTTATGCAGACTAATAAATGCTGTGGTTTCCTACGCTCATAAACCTGTAAAAGTAGGCGAATACGATTATTTTTGTACTATAGTGTTTTATATTCTATTATGTTGCGATATACTTTTTTGTCATATAATTGCCTATCTTACAGGCATATCAACGTAGGAATTTCGCCGCTACTGCACTCATGTCCCTACAAGAATAAGGTGTAATATGTGTTGTGCTGTTCTGTTTTGTATTGTATTGTGTTGTTCTGTCGTATTATCCTACTCCTGTAGGCATATCAGTACAGTAGCGGCATTCATGTTTAATTAATCAGTTCCCAAACCTCTTCGTATTCAGAAATATTCTGGTATTTCTGCTTCACTGACAGAAGTTCATTCCGGCAACGCTCTAAAAGTGCTTCATATTCATCTGGCTGTTTCAAAATAAGCTTTGTTGGTTTGTATCCGCTTTTTCCATCTGTCTTGTAAAAGACTCGAATTGCTGTCGGCTTTGGCTTATCATCAATATCCTGTTCCACGATTTTTAATTGGCAAACTATCTGTCTGGCTTCGTGGATTCTGTATTTTTCAGCTGCTATGGAATCATCCCATGTGAAGCACTTATGTAATTCTGTGCTTTCATCCCTTGCTTTCTCAAGAATCTGCTGTGGTGTAGCAGATTCCATCTGATCGCAAATTTCCATGATTTCAGACGCACATTTTGTAGCATCTGCCTTGAAAAAATGTTTTCCCCATGTTGCTGTTAGCATTTTCTCCTCCTGTTTATCAGATTACTTTCAAATCCCCATCCGTCACTCTAAGCACAATCATTTGCCTGTCTAACATAGGAATTCTATCAATATTCACGGATTCGCTATCGTCAATCCAAACCGGCAAATTCAGCCCATTCATTTCCTGTAATCCATTCAGCAAATCAACCTCGCAAAGAATTTTGTCGGAATGATTTAATCCGCTATTGTAGTCGATTCCATTACAGATCATCTTGCACGTCTCCACTGGATTTCCCTCAATCGTGTAATCAAGGAAACTGAATTGGAAATGATGGAAAAATGGATTGATTTTCTCTGCCAGTGCCTTATTTTTCTGAATTGAGAAGTTAAGAACGGTGTCAATGTTCTTTTCAATATTAGCTTTCACCTGTCCAAGTTTTTTTAATTCCTCTTTCAGTTCGGCTATTCGTTTCTCTTTCTCTGTGACTGCTGCCTGTGCAATCTTAATGTCTGCATCCACATTGGAAATCTGTTTCATAACATTGCTGATCTGTATTCTCAATTCCTGTTTCTTTCCAGGAACATCGTCAAATGATTTCAGTTTCTCTTCAAGTTCTGCAATTCTCGCTGTAACCGCAAGATATTCTTCATCATTTGTCATATCTACAGATTCTGGAAGCTCCGTAAATTTGGACTGTTCTTCCTCAATCTTCTTAGTAAGTTCAGCAACTTCATCCTGTGCCGCACTGATTTCCGATTGTAATTTTTCGATTTCCTCGTTGGATTTCTTTAATTTTGCAGAAGCAGAATTTCCAAGATCACAAGTTCCTTTTAACTGGTTCTGCTTTACTGATTCCCAATTTTTCTTTTTGGTTAATTCAGTTTCAATTCTGAACTTCTTTTTTTCTTCAAAGGAAGCTCTCAATTCGGAAATCTGTTCTTCTGGCAGTTCCTGTCCGCAGGTAGGGCAAATGGTATCAGAATCATTGAATGTTTCGGCTTCAATAGCTTTCAGTCCAGAATCATCCCACTCCATTTCTTTGATTCTTGGATAGTCCTGTCTGGCTCTATCCAAGTCAGCTTTTGCCTGTTGTCCAGCTCTTATGTGGTTATCCAGTTCCATTCCAATAATACGAATGCTTGATTCCTTTTCTGATTTTTTTAACTTAAGTTCGGAAACTGTATCAGAAATGAATTTTTGTCTGGCTCTTAACCATTCATTCGCCTTGCTAACAAGTCCATCCTTGGAAGATTTCAGTCCTCGGATTTCATATGAAAGACTGTCATAGCCTTTTGCTGAATCTTCAAGAATCTGTTCCTGTTCTTCCAGTTTGGAAAGCTCCACATTAAGCTCCTGCTTTTTGGATTCTAGGGAGGAAGTATCTTCTGCTTCAACGCTTCGATTGGTTTCATATGCAATCTCCGTGTTTTTGGCATCCACCTTTTTCTTCTGTGCATTCAGTTCCTTTCGGAGCTTCTTCAAGGTATCCTCTACGGAATGGCCCTTTGTGATTTCTTCCACATGAGCGTACTGTGGATTCTCTTCAATAAACTGAGCAATGTCGAAACCAGACATCTTTTCCAGTACCTTCCTGGATTCTGCGGTTGACTTCTGTAATGTGTCCAGAAATGGTTTTGGATTACTGCACATCAGAAGCGTTGAAGGTTCTGCTATTGACTGGATGAACTCGGTATAATCCTTTGATTTAGCTGGGAATCCGTCAATTTCATAAGAAGTTTCATTTCCATCGAACACCTCTTCAGACTGTCCTCTTGGTTTTCTCCACTTCTGCTTTGTGATTTTGCGGATCACTTTTTCTTTCCCATCAATTGCAAGTGTAAGCTCTCTTACAACATCAACCTTTGGCACTTCCACGCCATTTTCTTTTCTGCGAATAGAAGTAGGTTCTGTACCATTCGCCATCTTTCCTGTCAGAACGTCCAAATATGCGTCCTGCAATGTGGATTTTCCTTCTCTGTTCCTGCCAGAAATCTCTGTTCTCGGAAACAAATCTACAGACTTACTTGGAAACTTCTTGTAATTCTCCAAGTAAATTTTTTTTACTTCCACTTTCATGCTCGATTATCCTCCCTATTGATACCTCGTATGCAGTTCTAAGCTCTATTTCATCACCAGATAATTTTTTCCGATAAATTCGGCTCTGGATTCTTCCGATTATTTTTACGAAATCTCCAACCTTGAAATCAGCAGCTTCTCTAGCTTTATTCAACCATTCTAAGCACGGAATATAATCTGTTCTTCGCAATTCATATTCGTTGCAAGCAATCATCAAATCGCAGATTTCTTTTCCTCTTGGTGTTCTGCGGTACACAGGCGGTTTGCAAAGATAACCTTCCAAAATGATTTTGTTTTCACCTTCTGCACTCCCATCACCATCTCCACACCAGATTGTTTCCGCTTTGATTTCAAGAATCAAATGTGACTTTCCACTTTCATGTTTGTTTGAAGAACTGTATCTTCCTTCAACATAGACGTGTTTTCCAATCTTTAAGCCTTCCGTCTGCTTTTCTTCAACAATTACTGGAAGCAAATCTACGTTCCCACTGGTACGCTTTGCACCAATATAGAATCTTACGAATTTTTCTCCGTCCTTGAAAAACGTTCCTGGCTGAATATCCATTATTACGCCAAATATCTGAACTTCATTCTTATTATTCTTCATCCTCCAATTTCTCCATTTCTTTTACGGAAATCTCATATACTGTTTCCGTTTCTTCCCCATTAACATAAACATCACGGCTCATTAACCTTCCGTTTACTTTAATGTAATCATTTCTTTTAACCTCTACCGCCAGATCAGCACCTTTTCCCCATAAAGTACAGCGAATAAAATCGGCTTTTTCCGAATAATCCCTTGGAATTGCCACGAAAAGATTTGAAACTTTCCTGTGCGTTACTGGTGTAAGCTTTGCATATGGCTCTTTCGTGCAACTTCTGGCAATAAACTCTACTTCGTTTATATCACCATCCGGAACCTGTTCTTCCAGGATTTCCACTTTATCAGCTGCGATATAATTAACATTGTGGTGCTTATTTGGATTTTTAGAAGTGTCCATGCTTCTAATTGCTCCTGTTACCACAACTTCTTTTCCGTTATAATCATTGTCACGCACAATGGAATCTTCTATAACGATTGGGAACATATCTACTGCACCACTTTTGCGAATAACTGTCAGCATGAATTTGTAATAGTATCTTCCGTAATGTTCGTGGCTGAACACTATTTCCCCGGCTCTACCGGATAATCTTACTTTATTTAATCTTTGCATTTACTTTTCCTCCGTTCCTAATATAATAGGAAGAAACACTATTGAGAATAAGACTGCTGATACGAAGAACACCCCGATAACATCAAATGATGTAAGCATCCATGTAATTGAGAAGATTACTGTAAACATCCCTATTCCTACAAATATTTCTCCTATTGTCTTTACCACCTCTTTCATTTTGTCCTCACTTTCTTCTGGATGTGGTTACTGCAAGTGCAGTTGCCAGAATAGCGATAATTACATTTCTTGCCATCAGCTTTTCTTCCAGATCGGCAATGATTTCACTGGAAAGTGGCTGATTTTCGCCATTTTTTTGCATAAAAAGTCCTCCTGTTATATTTTTGTTTGTCAAATACAGGAGGTTGTGTTATAATAATCCTGTATTTAACTAACTCATTCTTAGTTAGATACCGTCCTGGTTGGTGTGTCCGCACCTTCCAGGGCAACTTAATCTACTTCTACAAATTTTCCGTCTTTCAACATATAGAAAGTATCTTCTTTAATATTTTTACCGTCTACTTTTGCAGACTTAACATCTACAAGATAATATTCAAAATTTATTTCTTTCCATTCAGTCAGAACAATAAAACATCCGGTTTTTCCTTTAGCTTTTGATTTAATTCCTGTAGCTAACGCAATGCTTTCTTTTCCTTCGACGATTGCTGCTGACCGATTTCCGGTATTGGTTGCTGCTGACCGATTTCCGGTATTGGTTGCTGCTGACCGATTTCCGGTATTGGTTGCTGCTGACCGATCTCCGGTATTGGTTGCCGCTGACTGATATCCGGTATTGGTTGCCGCTGACCGATCTCCGGTATTGGTTGCTGCTGACCGATCTCCGGTATTGGTTGCTGCTGACCGATCTCCGGTATTGGTTGCCTTATCATCTTCCCAATTAACTTGCTCTTTGATGTATTCAACGCCAGCTTTGATAATTCCGGCAATTCCAATTTCTGCTTTCACGGAAATTTTCTTCCCAACTCTCTTGCTATCATCAGATGATTTCTGGCCATTCTCTTCAAGCTCAACTTCACAATATCTGGAATCTGAAGGAGGATAATAACCGAATACATCCATCGGAAATTCGCAAGCATGGAATCCACAATTACAAATGTCTGCTGTTTCTTCTGTGTATTCTTTTCCAATTTCATACTGGAAATCTCTACACTTTAAGTCCTTGTCAAAGCCTTTAAAGCATTTCATTCTTTCTTTTCCTCCTTTGCTTCTTCTACATCAAGCCCAAGCATTCTAAATGCCATTTTCTTTGTGAAATCATAATCGTTCACACTATTCGCCCAGGCTTCAAATGCCTTTAACCTTCCAACCAGAAGTGCGTATTCCTCATTGGCGTTCTCTGGAATATAATCTGTGCTTTTGGTTTCTCCCATGATTAGTCCTCCTTATCTTTTGCTCCAAATGTTTTAAGCATTTCTTCCAGAAGCGAAACAATCGGAATAATTGCATCTACCTGTTTGAACTTTTCCTTGATTTCTTTGTCAAATTCTTCCTCATTCATAAGACCATGCTCGAAAGAATGTCTAAGCTGCTCTTTTACGTCTTTCTCTTCTCCACCATCTTTTACGAACATCTCTTTAATTTCATGTGTGATAACTGCATACTCTGAAAGAATATCAATCCCTTTGCCAGAAATTTTGAATAAGCCGTTTTCAAATTTAATCATTGTTTTTTCCTCCCTATTTTCTTTTATTATCTCCCTCTGAATGGTATAATGTGTTCAGAAAGGAGGTGTGTTAAAATGTTTCTCAAATTAAAAGTTTCCTGTACTTGTCATTGTGATTACTATATAAGCGAAAGAATAAGTACAGAAAAGGTTGTTTGCCCGAATTGTGGAAAGGAGCATCCTTATTCTCATAAAATAATTTCAATGCTTCATACCGCAAATGAGATTGATGATGGTAATGTTCCTGGAGCAGAAACCATAAAAACTTCCGTTATTTCCGAATGGGAAGATGTGACTGAGCGTCAATAACAATCTTCATGTACTCCAAAAAGCCTTTCGCTTCAGTAGCGGACAGACCGCATTCGGCAATTTCATTTTTCACTTTTTTTACAAGGTCGCTTGCCTTCTGTCCGTTTTTGCGGCGATATAACTGATACATTTTAGAATCATAATCGGATAACCTTTCAGCAACGTAATCATCTGCTAACATTCTTTGTTCACCTCCCCTATTCAATAATTGTAAGATCTTCATCCACCGCAAATGGTTCAGTAACAAATATTCCATCTTCTTTAAAGAGAAGATCAATTTCAACATGTTGCTTATTTGCACACTTCACAACAACTACATTCTCATTTTCTTCTTTGGTATGTGTGAACAAAATATCTGCAATTTCAAAACCTACAAGAGAATGAAAAATTTCTGGATTATCTCCATAAAATTCGTAGCTTTTAATATCTTTCACTGTTTTACCCTCATTTTCTTTCTGAATTAATATCATAATTGCAATCGCGAATCTGCATTTTTGTATTTGTACACGGTTGCCATCCCTTGATGTACTTCACGGCTTCCTCATATCTTAATTTTGGAATGTTGTTTCTTGCATTTACACCGAAATAAGATTTCACATCTCGGTTACATTCAGCGAATACTTTCTTTCCAATTTCTGAGTAGGCATTAGATTTCTTTCCGCCCAACGCTTCAATAACCACTAGCGAAACCAGATCCCCAAGATATTTTTGCTGACCGTAGTCAATTGTCATTGTATTTTCAAGTTTTTCGATTCTTTCCTCATGATCTGCTGTGCCCTGGGCAAGAATCTGAATTTGTTCGGCAACCGTCAATGGTTTTCTGTAGGAACCTGTCTTTCGAATTTCTGGGAGAACTTTACTTGTCACCCAGTCTGTAAACCTTTCGGCAGATTCTTTTCTGCTCTGGAAAATCAATTTATACATATTGGGTTCATTTACAAAGTTAGCATTCTGCTTTCTCCCGATACCATCAATGACCTCATTTGTAATGACCCCATCTGCATTTAACCTTGTCTTTGCCTGGCTCGGATTTGAAATTTCTAATGCTTTGCATATATCAATCATGCAAAACCAAGGTTCATTATCAATAGTTATTGTCCGAATATCTCCGAACTCTGGCGAATTAAAAATCTGTAATTCGTTCATTATTCTCCTTTCTGTGATATAATCTCCTTTAGGAAGGAGGTGTTAATTTGAAAAGCTTTGATGATTTTTTAAAAACTGTTGACATGGAAAAACTAATCACCCCAACAGTTAGCACGATTGAAAATACAGATAATTTTGTAACTGCCATTACTGGATTATCTACCTCGATTGCCGTTAATCTTCTACGTCAGTATCACGAATGGATTTCTGAACAGCAGAAGTAATTCCATCAGAAACGCATTTTGAAATGCTTTTCCCATCAATATTAGTTTCAAAAATACGTTTCTTTTTAGAGGGCTCCAGGATATTATGAATAGCTTGGAGCTCTTTCAAAATAGCGCAAAGAACATTATATGTACCACTCATCTTCCAACCTCCTTATGAGCTTTCCTCTCAAACCGCTTCCAGATAAGCCAAATCTTTAACTGTCTCCAATCTCTTCTTACAGTCTTTGTATATTTCCTTATAATGTTTTCCTTGCATGATTCCGAGATCAATTTCATGTAAGATAATATTTTCCATCAAGGACAGGTTGTTGAGTTGCATTACCGTAGCTTCATCTCTCTTATTGATTCCAGCCATCTTGTTTGCTAATTTGGAATATGTCATGTAAAGCATTTCTGCATGACTGCTTCCCTGTACTTTGGCGTATTCAACAAGTTTCTGAATGGTATCAGTTTCTGCCTTTCTGGTAAGTTTCCCGGCTTTTCTGGTTTCAACCCAAACTTGAGTTGATTTCTCACGGATGAAATTCTCCATCTGATTAAAAGCTTTTATGTATTGCCATTTCCATTCATTCGCTTTCTTGCCAGTAAATCCCATTACTAAGAATGTAAATCCGTCCCGATTTATAAAATACATAGGACGTTCCTCACCTTTTGTATCTTTATACTTTCTTTCTTTGAAACAACGAACGCAATTTTGCGTTGAGTCATTTTTGATTATATTTTTAATGGCTCTAATCACATCTGCATGTCTTTTCCCAAATTTCTCAGCCACCTGTAAACTATCACAGACAGCTTCTTCATTACGAAGATAAACTAAATCGTCTATTGCTTTTCTCCTTTCTTATAAAGTTTCGGTTTTGTGAACTTGCGGAGAAAAAAAATAAACTCCAATTTCAGTTGCTGGTACATCCAGAAGAGTAGCTGCTTTGCTAATATCTTCCTGGCTTAAATATGTAGCATTTCTAAATACTTTGCTTACATAATTAGGGGTTCTATTGATCTTCTTCGCAAATTCTCCCTCTGTACCAATCTTTTCTCTAATTAGTCCACGTAATTTAGAATAATCATATGTTGGCGTAGTTTTCAACTCTTATCACTCCTCTCTGTTCCGCTTTTGTGAACTGTCTTTATTATAACACCTCTTTTGTAATTGTCAACACTCAAATTCACATTTTCGGAACTTTTTTTGTTTTTTCTATTGTATTTGTGAACTTTTCGTAGTATAATGTGAACTAGAAAGGAGGAAAGAAATAATGGATACTAAAGAGACACGCTACCAGGAACTCTTAGATTATTTTCATGTAGATCAAATGGATATGGTTAAGAAAACAGGACTTCCGAAATCTTCCATATCAATGTATGTGAACGGTAAGAGAAAGCCACGCCAAAATAAATTGACATTAATAGCCAATGCATACGGTGTTCAAGAAGCTTGGCTTATGGGCTATGATGTTCCAATGTTTAATGACGATAATCCGGCAGTTCAAAAAAAATTAGACACAGGAATTGTTTTGGGAGAACTCTTTAAAATTGATTTTGACGGTGTAGCGGAATTAATTCAGATATTTAGAGATATGACAGATAGTCAAAGAAAAGAATATTTGAAAATTGGTAAAGGAATGCTCAAGGGGAAGGAATAATCCTTCCCCCTCCTTTTTTTATTTCAGACCTAGACCAATTAATATGCCATAAATAAAAGCTAGTATTTCTTGGTTATCAATCTTTTGTATCATCTCAATAATTTCTTTCTTATAATCCATTAAGGAACCTCCCACTAATACAAAGCCTTAAACATCTGCTCTCTGCCCCAATATGTATAAATCCTCCCTCTTCTGGCATTTATTGTGGCAATATAGCCTTCCGCTATAAAGCGCTTCAATAGTGGTACGGAGAGTTGAGTTAGAAACGTTCCTAACATTCGTTTTACGCTCTCTAATCCAAAAGCATCCAGTATGAGACAGACATTTAAGCCCTTTTTCAAGAACGTGTCAATCAATACTGGATGGCGGTTAATATTATTATACCACATTTCCAGAAAAAAATCCAGTTTCGTTTTAGCAAGAACATCTGTTCTCATTTATTAAATTATATCATGTTTTTATAACCATATACTGGGATAGAATTGTTTCCGCTTAAATCTTTCCTGGCAAACTGATTTATTCTGATTTTTCTATGAATTATAAGTTTTTTTGTGTAAATATTGTGATTTTTGCTTTTCCAAATCGTAATAATAATAGATAGAAATAAAGGGGCTGGATTCTTGTCAGTGAGGGATTTATAGCGCTCATGGACAACCTGTTTTACCTCTGTTTTTGCAATTGCGATAGTTTTACCCCTCCCAAAGATAATACTACGCTCCGGGCAGAAGTAAACATATTGAGTCAAGAGCACATGCACGAATATCAGTATAAACACAATTATGATTTTTTTATGTTTCTCCATGAATCCATCCCCTTTACACTATCATCTTAATGTATTACAATAACATTGTATCAAAAAATATACAATTACACAGGAAATGGCGAAATTAGCACCTCTGGTGGCGAATTTTACATGAAAAGGGATGATTTGAATGCGAATTGCAATATGTGATGATAACGAAATCCAGATTGATATATTTATGCATCGGATTAATAATTTTCTCAAACGAAATGGTGATATAAAAGCATTGATTACTCCGTATGATAAAGGACAGCCACTTATTGATGATGTGGCAGATGGCGAATGGTATGATATTGTAGTTTTGGATATCGTTTTGAGAGAAGAAAATGGAATTGAAGTTGCAAAGGAATTGAGATTAAATGGCTATGATGGAAATATTATTTTCTGGACAGCCCATAAAGAGTATGTTTTTGAAGCTCTTGATATACTCCCGGTACACTATATTATAAAAGGATCTGAAAACGGCAGAATGTATACTGCTTTCAATCATGCTCTGGAACATATCAGCAAAAGCACTCTTATGATAAAAGGAAAAGACTTTATTCATCGGGTGGAGTTTCAAAATATAGAATATATTGAGAGCCGAAACAAATACATCATTATCCACTGCACTTGCGGTATAGTTTATACGGAACGATGTAAACTATCCGATATTGAAGAATTACTGGATTCCAGATTTTTAAGATGCCACCAGAGCTACATAATAAACATGGATGAGGTAAAAGAAATAAACACTTCGTTCCTTATGTTTTCTGGTGATACTGTGCCTATCAGAAGAAAAGACTTTGCAAAAATAAAAAACGAATTTGAAGAATATACAACATTTAAGTAGCTCCCGGGAAAAACCCGGGAGTATTATTATTTCAGTAATTCATTGACTTTTTTCTGCACTTCTGCGTAATTATAGCCAGCAGATTCCAGGCGGTCTCGTCTATCTTGTCCATTTCCCCATTCGCCATTGATTACCTCTTTTGCAACCTTGTCTACACTTTTCTTTGCTGTTACGGAATACACTGCTTTTCCGTTCCAATCAAAAACAGAGTAACCGGCTTTGCAAGCCTTCTTCGCATTTTCCAGTGACTTGTAAGCCCCGATCTGGCTCTTGGAATCCTTCCATGTCTTACGGACACGGTAATACTTATCAACTTTTACAGTCGGCTTTGTGGTTGGCGCTGTCACGGTTTCACTGGAAATGAGCTTCTTGAATCTATCCCAGTCGCCATTTTTACGGATAACGGATGGACAATTCTTAGCGCACACATCGTAATGCTGCACTACTCGGAATGCCGGGATATTGTACTTTTTCATCAATTGCTTGCATACATCAACGGTATTCTGGTATGCTTTTTCGTAGTTATATCCGGCATTCATGCACATTTCAATTCCAATAGAGTTGTGATTGTTCACAGTTCCAAAAAGCTTACCACCGTAATTTACCCCAACATGCCATGCTCCACGATTATACGGCAAGGCTTGGTATGCTGATTTATCGTCCACGAATACATGGGCTGAATAGCCATGAAAATTGCCATTATGCTGTGCAGTGGCGTGTGCTTTGGCATCTGCTGTCTTGGCGATATTATCTGTATTGTGAATGACAATATACAGAGGTGTTTGTCCTGAGTAGCTGTTGTTGTTGCTGATTAATGAGGTATTGATATTCAT